CACCTGCCATACAATCTTGGACAGCGTGCCATCCTTCGTGACGTAGCGTGCCTAGAAACTCTCTGGGGTCTTTGAGAAGATAATCATTAATATAAAGACGATTTGCATCTGGTTTATAAAGACCAATAGTTCCTGGTATCCAGTATCTTCTTGATGCAAGATACACAGGCACCTTACTAGCATCTAGACCAACAAGGATTGCTTTGATTTCATCTCTGAATAAATCAAAGTCTGAAGATTTGAATATCTCCGACTCTACTGTGAGTTGCTCTACACCCTCAGTGCATTCCAGAAGTATCATACACCCCATCGCTGATGGTGTATAAGGTGCAACTGTTGGTTGTTTCTTTATGACTTGTGATGCCTGTACTGGGGCAAGAAAAGCTAAAGATAAAGTTACTGCAGCTAATAATTTTTTCACTTTCTTTTACTCAAAAGAGACCAGAAATCTTTTTGTTTTGTGCCACCATCATACTCCCAAGCATATCCTTCGTCAATCATTTTATTATTTACTGATACTTCTCCGCCGTTGATATACAAGTGTCCAATGATACGACCATACTTCTCTGTGCTATCTGGAAGTTCGGTCTTGATAAGAATATCTTTGGCACCCTCTAGATGTTTCTTCAACCACTCTTTTGATTCGAGTCCGAGTCTCTTTTCGTATTCGTCTTTTGTTCTGCTTTCAGGCGTGTCAATGCCCGCAAGACGAATTCGCTTACTGAGACTGATATTAAAACCGAGATCAATGTCAGCATCAATAGTGTCACCATCTACTACCTTTGCGATTGAACGGATTCTATAGATATAGGGGTCCTTATCCATTAGAAGGGTAACTTAATAGGTAATTTTTCTTTTAAATCTTTTACGCCTTTTGGCACTACTGCCTCAATAATTTCTCGCTTTGCTTGCTCAATTAAAGTTTCTCTATTTAAATAGGCGTAGACCCCAGCACCAACCGCTGAGGCACTTAACACGAATGAAGCAACTGCAAGGACATTAAATACTTTTTGCATTATACTTTTTCCAATAAAATTTCATATATACCAGTAAGATTAGACTGTGTTAAAGCAGTCTGCTCATCTTCAAATTTAAATGCACGGGTTTTATCTTTAGTCCACTTAGGACTATCATTATAATTATCTTGAAAATAATCCCATTCACCGCCAAAAGACAGGCGTTTTGCAATCCACATTAAAGGTCTCCTCTACGAGGTCTATCAGATTCTAATGCTTCAACCCGCTCCTCTAAAGACGCTGGAGTATCATCGAAGATAGGCTCGATTGATGGTTCTGCACGGACGGCGCCCTCTTCAACCAAAGTTACAGGTGGTAAAGCATCGGGTTTAGCCTCTTCCTCCTTCTTGTCTTCACTCTTTTTGAGGGTGTCTACACCGAAGGTAGCAGCTGCAGCAGTGAATACTGTAGCAATAAAGGTTGGGTCCATCTTAGCAAGCAATCCTGCATAACTTGCGGTAAGTAATGCAGCACTCCAACTTAAAACTGATATCCTAACAACTGTGCTCATACATTGTGTCCTTTTGGTTTGGTCAGCCATCTTAGTACCTTTTAAACATCAGCAGTTTTCTTTTTGCCAATATTATATTTGGACTCTAGAATCCAATCACTCTTATCCTTGAAAGATAATACCTTAATTTGATTTAGAGGTGCGAGGTCTTCAGGCTCAATTGTAGAAACAATATCGATTAAACCCCAATCTGAAACTAGTGTGGCAATACGATTACGACGTTGCACATCATTCTGAGTAATATTTGTTGGTTTGCCATCTAAAGCAAATAACTCTTTAAAGTGCACAATGTAATACTTTCCACGTTTATGTAAAATATGACAAGACTGATACAGTTTGCGCTCTTTGCGGGATGCAACTCCAATGCGAGTGAGGGTTTCTCTCACTTTTAAAAAGTCGTCAGGTTCCTTTAGCACAACTTCTAACATCATGTCTTGAGACCAAGTGACCTCATCACTCATCTTCTTCCTCCAGTATTCAATTTACTTTCAATAACCTTAAGTTGCTCCCTAGTCAAAATCTTCATTGCTTGTTGAGCTTTTTCAGTATTATAACCATAGTATTTTTTCACTAGGTCAATGTCATTATCTCTCGACTTCTTATCCCAAGGAGAAAATCTTTTAGATTTCCTGATACTATATAGGTAAAATGAATATTGAAGGTCATTGTCAAGATGTGGTGAAGCATTCATCTGATTAGCATACATGACAGTATCCAAATGTTGTGCCAGGCATTTGTTAATAACAAACCCAGGATACTTTTTCATTGCCCTCTCATCTTCCGACAAATCGCCCTGCTTTAAATTGATACTGTTGAGATAATCTTTGAGTGGAATTTCGTATTCTTTGCTCATACAAATAATTGCTGCAAGGGACTTACTGCTCGATAGTTGGTGACAAGTAACTCGGTCTTGAGTTTGTTGTTTGCACGGTGCTTCATACCATAGGTGATACGAAACTCTTCCTGATAAAAGTTGGGAAACATCTTTTTGATTTCATCATCGTTGTTGTATGTAACCAACCAACGATTTGGAGAAGCAGTACACACGTCAGCGAAATGCTGGTGATTAAATCCTTTGTGCATCTCGGCATTAGTGCCATAGAGATAGGTGCTGATTTTATACGGAGGGTCAAGGAAGCAAAATGCTTCACCTTCATCGAATCCTGGGTCCATCAGAAGGTCTGAGTAATCTAGATTGGTGATATGCCAATGTTGAATGACTTCAGATACTGCCTTAAGATGTCTAGCACCACGAGTGGTAAAGTTTTGATTGGATGCCTGTGGTGAGAAGGAAGAGTTTTCAGTCAACCCGCTATAAGAGCACTTATTAAGAATCCAAAAAAGCACAGCTTGCCGAAAAGGATCTGCTTCGGATATTTCTTCTTTGGCAGATATGAATAACTCCTTTGCTTTTTCTTCGGTGCTGTTATCTTCTTTGATGCCAACGAGGATATCAGATAATTCGTCACCATTTTCTTGTAGAGAAACCCAGAAGTTGTAAAGGTGCTCATACTTATCATTAACCCACATGGGGATATCAGGATATTTTTGGGAGAATAAAAGTGCTACAGACGCGCCACCGAGAAATGGTTCTCGGAATTCAGCAATACTGATAGGAAATTTATTAATCAGCATTGCTGCTACCCTTGATTTACCTCCAGGATAACGGAGTGGTGTTTTCAAATACTTCATTATGTAAAATCACTCAATTTTAATGGACCTAAATCAGAAGTAGACCAACCCTTAACTGTAACATTTGCCATAGATCTGTCAAATGCTCCTGAGTTTATATGTCCTGTTGGGAAAGTATTAAATGCAATAGTATATCTATCAAACTCAGAATTATTTGGCTCTGATGCATGTACTATATAACTAGGAAATATAATTAAACCTCCTATACCACCATGATACCAAAATAAAGATTCATCTACAAGTCCACCGTCAAGTTTAAACTGACCCCACTCTCTTTTATCAATTGGGTCTAAGAAAACAGTAGGAGTGCCACCAGTAAGATAGTAAATGCCACTCAGGTATGACATTGGATGTCTGTGGGCGGCGTGATGATGCATACTATGAGCATCAGATCTATTTGCCCATGTTTTATTAACAACTAATCTGTCCACCTCCCATCCATTGTCAACGTGTAAGGTATCCACGCAGTGTTGAAACCATTGATGCATCTCTTGAAATTGGTCTAGATATTGAATTTCATCAGATGTGCCAACACCAGCAGGCTCATTCAAACTTTTATATTGAAGTTTTTTACATTCTTCTAAAACAGAGGGGGTTAACTGCTCTGGTGCATTAAATGAGTAACATTTGACTGGAAATATTTCTTTAGTAATATACGGTTGTCTCACTCAAACTCTCCTGTCTTATTTCTGTAAGGTTGAACGGGAATCTGATAGGGTACCTGACATTGAACTGTGGTGATATTATTCTTAGTTGCTTCTGCCATCTCACGATAACCAGACCCAACATAGAATTGACCACCAACAACAGCAACAGCACACGCACCCCAGAAGATGTAATACCATTGAGATTTGATTTGATGTCTAATGTTTTTCATTTGATTTCACACCGCATCATAATTTCAGTCAGAAATGCCACCATGTTGATTTCTTGGTCAATAACAAAAGCAGATTTATACTGATACTCAGAGATAATAAGCACTGCTTCAGGAATTGATTTGGGGTCAAGATACGAATAGAGACTGTCATAGATTTTCCTCATAATTGTAATAGGGTCATTATCCATATTTTGGGCAACCCATTTTTTCATGTTTGTAAACTCTTTTCCTCTTAGGAAGGTTGCAAGAGTTGTAAGATTGATATCGGCACCTGATGCTAGTATGCCAGTATCAATTTGACCTGAAGATGCATATCTTTGCAATTCGTTTAGAGTCCGACGAAAGTCAGGAAAGAATTTCTGAATGATTTCGGCAACTACCTTAGGGTCATATTCTACATTCTCTGCATCAAGTATTTGCTTTACTCTAGTAAAGAATCCTGCTGCAATTTGTTTTTTCTCTGGACCCTTAACAGAAAAGTCAACAACAGAACATCGAGAATGAAGCGGAGAAATAATCTTATTCTTATAGTTGCAAGTAAAAATGAATCGACAGTTTTTTTGAAATTCTTCAATAGATGCTCTCAGTAATAGTTGTACATCAGGAGTTGTATTGTCTGCTTCGTCAATGATAAGCACCTTGTGGCGAGCATTAGAAGTTAATGAGACTGTGCTAGCAAATCCTTTTGCTTGATTGCGAACGGTATCGAGGAATCTACCTTCATCTGACCCATTAATAACATAGTAATCTGCACGTAATTCAGCACACAATGCTTTAGCGACAGTTGTCTTACCAACACCAGCAGTGCCCGATAAAAGAAGATTAGGAATTTCACCCTGCTGTAGAAACCCCCGAAAAACTTCTTTGGTTGTATCTGGAAGAATACAGTCCTCAATAGTTTGAGGACGATACTTTTCAACCCAGAGAAAATTGTCAGACATAGTGTAGTGTTATAGCAGAAATCAATTAGGTTCTAGAGCAATGTAGTAGTTAAGAGAACTAGCATTCAGAGATGTAAAATTAGCAATATTTTTACGACTGATACAGACGTGATACGTGCCATCAAGCAATTTCAAATTCTCAACCTTAAAACAATAACAGAAGTTAGTGCGGTCTGCATCAGAAGGAGTTTCTGGGTTATTATCAAATACTACCTTTTTGAGAGGGAGCGAAAATACATTAGAAGTTTCATTCTTTTTGTCTCTTACACAAATGCTGTATTCGCCATCATACCCGTATACACAAAGGTCTTCAACACCATATACCTTAGATGCCTGCAGCAGTTGCAATAGGTCTTGCTGAGGGATATCAAAATGCAATTCTTTATCAGGAAGATTAGGATTAAATTCAGGAGGAGTTGCAATGATGTCGGGGTCACTATAATAAAACGTGGTTTTACCTTTAGTTTCTTCATCATAGATGATGACTTTCTTCTCATCTGGGAAGAAAAGCATTGGTTGCTTAAACAGAGACAGTGCTCCCAAGAATAGTGGGAGGTCATAAATTGCCATTCGTTCTGGGATTAACTCACGAATATCACTCATGGCAATGATATTTTTATTCAAGGATATAGTTTGAATAAATTTACCAGGTTGAATGAGGATAGACTTGTTAATCTGTGAAAAGTTTTTCAGCAAGTCAATAGTGCCCTTACTGAGTTTCAAATTGCGGAGTGCGTCTTCTTGAGCCATAATTACTGATTGTAGGTTTCTAATTGGGCGGTTTTATCATTGAAGTGCAATAATAGCACAGCATAGTGTAGGACTTTTAAAATGTCACGACGAGCAGATCCTTTCTTATCGTATCGAGAAGCATATTTGAGGATGTTACTCCTACAGAATGCTTCTCCATCACCACATGCCGCAATGAGATCTAGAGTTTGAATACCATCATCGCCTGATGAATAATGCTGTTGATATGTAGATGAGATATAAGTTTTCAACTCATCTAAAATTGTCTCTTCAGAATACTTGAATGCCATAGGTTTGCTAGAGTATGTATATAAAATACCAGAAGTTGTGGGTTTTGTCAAGAAGTAACTAGTCCCAAGTTTTCTGCGCTTTCACGAGCATGACGACGCACCATTTCTTCTGGAGATTCGTCATCGTCAGAGGTTACCTCAATATCAGAATCGATTTTACTATACAACTCAAGAAAAGATTGTTTTGTTTCATCATCGAAACGATTAAGACACACCTTGATTGCCTTCAAACGGTCAGAGAAAATGCTGTAGGCACGAATAATATGCACTAGACGCCGAGTAGAAATTACTTCATCAACGCCACCATCTGCAAATGTCACACGAATAATCTGTGCCCAACTGACAAGATTGTCGATGTATTGGTCATCACAGCAATTCAAGTCAACGCAATACTTATTCAACATCTTCACCTCAATTGAATGAGTAGGATACTCTTGCTCAAAGGTAATAGGGAAACGCTCAAGGAATGCTTCATTAAGAACGTTAGTGCCGATGAAGCGACCGTCATCGCTACCCTTACCTTTGGTATTGGCGGTGGCGATTACATTGAAACCAGCAGCAGGTTGGACATACTTACCAATCTTCTTCAGGAAAACACCCTTACCCTCTAGCACAGATTGCAGACAAAGGATTTTGTTAGAGGCGAGGTCAATCTCATCCAGCAGTAGGACAGCACCGCGCTCCAATGCTTCAATCACAGGACCATTATGCCATACGGTATTTCCATCTTGAAGACGGAAACCACCAATCAGGTCGTCTTCATCAGTCTCAACAGTAATATTGACACGAATCAATTCACGTCCAGTCTGAGCACATGCTTGCTCAACACTAAAAGTTTTACCATTTCCAGAGAGACCTGTGATAAAAACAGGGTAATAAATTTTACTAGCAATTACTTTTTTAAGGTCAGGAAAATTGCCAAATGGTACGAAATGGTTATCTTTTTGAGGAATCAAATTCTTTTCCGCAAGAACATTGATAGATTGGACTTGTGTCTCTAGATGCTCACGTGCTTCTTGCACTGTAAGATTCCACTTACCACGACTAGACTTATAGGTGTCGAGTCGTTTAGTTACCGTGGGATAAGAAACATTAAAATAATCAGCAGCAGCAAGCACTTGCTCAGTCTTAACCTGCTCACCATAATTCTGGATGAGATAGGAAACCAAAGATTCGGTGCTCAGGTCGGAATGCTTGGGCATAGTTGGGGGGTTTCGATTGCATAGTTATTATAGGGTAGTAGTGCCCTCACTGATAACTGTAGAAACCACTTCATCAATTGGCACAACAGGAGATACGGACCTAGTAAATTCACGGTGTCTAGCATTTTTAGATTTCAAAGACTCTTTCATAATCCAAAATCCAGCCATAGGATTAGTATGGTCTCCACAAGTAAAAATATCACATACTGCTATTCCAGTCTCTGGCCAAGTATGAATACTAATATGACTCTCAGCAAGTAAGGTAACTGCTGTTATTCCTTGTGGAATAAATTGATGTGATACCGTATTTAAAAACGTAGACCCACATGCTTGCGAAGTCTCATATAAAAGATTTTCAATAAACATGCGGTCGTTGAGAAGATTTACATCACACTCATATAAAGTAAAAAGCACGTGTCTCAAGTTATTCAATCCAATATGGTTTACGTTCTGGTTTTTTAATATAATTATCTTTCACCCAAGGTTTAGATGCAATATATTTTTTGTAAGCTTCAATAGTAGAAATACTATTATCGAATTTATACTGCTCAGGCATTGCACGAACAAATTCTGTATGGTCGTCAGGACATCCATCGTGGTGGATTAATCCTGCCATTCTAATACTAGCCTCACATGAATGAAATTTATTATATCTATATGTATATTCTTCACACAGGGCAATACCATGTTGAATTAACCACTGAATATTATGGTCAGAAGCAGCAACCCATTTGGTGCAGGGATGGTTACGAAATGCGCCCTTATCTGTCTTATAAGAAGACCCATCTGTTTTAAGAATAGGTCCAATATTATGATACCATTTACTGTACACTACTGCAAGCATTTGACAGCATTCTAAGGGCATCTTGACGATATGCTTATCGGGTAGTGAATACGCCGATAAGGCAGGGTCTTCATTTGTAACAAATATATTCATGCAATTTGAGCAATAAACGACGATAGAATTTTTTTATTAGTTGCTTTTGATTTGAGAGACTTTTGAAACGCCTTCTTAATTTGTGTTTTTGTAGCGTCTTCTGAGACTACAAACTCAGTATCATTATCAAGATTGCTTTGTGCTAGGAAATAGATTTCTTGAAAACCAAGGATAGGAGCACAGCAAGATTTATTCTTTGCCCACTCTTTCTTCAGGTTTTCATTAACTCGCTCATCCAACTCAGATCTATCAATAGAATAATACACTTCACGAGTAGATGCAATACGGAATCCTAAAAAGTTACATTCGGGAAACTCTGACTTCATATACTCAAGAAGAGTTTTAGTCAAGTTACGATTACTATCTAGGCAAACATGACTCCTACCATTTTGACGGTTACGGATAACGATATGCCCCCCTGCTTGACGCTTCCAGAGTCTATCACGTGCCTCAAAGGGTGCAGCAACCCAACGTTGAGACCAACATGCTTCACCATCAGTTAAGAGAGAAATATGCACCTTCTCAACATTATTCTTCTGACGGAATGCAGGAATAACAGATTTTAGACATGTTACTGCCTCATTAAGAGGAGTGCCAGAGAGACAAAGATTGGGGGGAATAAAGTGTGGAATCTCCATTGCCAGGGGGTTAAAGGGACCCATGTTCAAACGAGTATTACGTACGTAATACATAATTGTAACTCGCCAGAGATACTTTGCATAAGTATCAAATGTTGCATTATTGAGTTTGCTGCTTAGAAGATTAAGGAGATGAAAGTATTCTGGCACACAGATATCATTCTCTTTAAATTTATCACTATTAAATTGTTTATCTGCAGAATGTGTTGCATCATTTACAAATGCATATACATCAAACGGAATACTGCTCTTACGACAAAATAAACATAGGGAAAGAAGTTGTTTGTAAGTAGCATGAATGGTATCCGACATAGACCCAGACCAGTCAAGTAAGAAAATCAAACCATGATTTTTACCATCAGGTCGCACAGTAATTTTCTTGAAGATATCTTCATTGTAACGATAAGTATGTAGTTTACTGGTATCTAATACACCAGTACGAGAGATAGACTCGCGGGCGTATGCAGACGCCGACTTCCTCATTTCAAACTCTTTAGCAAGGAAAGAAACCTCACGATTGCACTCAGTTTTGAAATTACGATACTCAATATCAGCACGGCGAAAATCTACAAGATGTTTAATACTATCGTCATTCCAATAGTTAAGTGCAGTATCCCAAATAATTTCAGGTTTCACAATAACATAGTCGAGGTCAACCTTCGGCACTTCTAGATATAGTATCTCAGTATACGGATTGGTATCAGTGATACTCTCAAGATTTTCCTGAAGCATCTTATCGGTCAATGATTCGTCAATCCCTCCACCTGAAGTTTGGAAAGAATCACTCTCTCCTTGTAGAGAAGAGTCTGTATCTGAAGACTCAGACTCAGCATCTTCTTCACTATCGTAGTTATCACCAGTAGTGCCTGTGCTGTTGTTTTGATTAATCTGAAGATCTTCAGTATTTCCCTTTTGATTTGTAGATTGTTTTTCCTTTTCTTGTTGCTCCTTTTCATATTTGAAGATTGCCAGAGCAGCAGCAGATGCCTCATCAAAAGTTTCAGCAGCACCAACTGCATCACGTAGAGAAACTTCAACGTCATTCAAGAAGGGCATCATACGCACACTTCCAAGTTTGAAATGCATATTGATGCGATCGATGAGTTTAAGTTTTTCGATTTCAAGTTTATTGATACCAAAGAAGTCAGACTCATTCAACTGTTTGTATCCGATATAAAAATCTTTAGCAAGTCCTGGGAACTTACGCTTCATCAGTTTCTCTACACGAGCATCTTCAGTCACATTGATATAAGACTTCGGCACTTTACCTTCGAAAACAATATCAGGGGTAAAGAGAGCATGACCAACTTCATGACCTACCAACAGATTATACACATACTCAGTAGTTTCCCAGATAGGGAGAGTCAGGACACGTCGATGCACGTCAAAGCAAGCGGTCTCTATGCTTCGATGCTCAATAATGAGGTTTTCAGAAGCAAGTAGTTTTGCTAGTTGTCCTTTAACTTCACTGGTGAACATAGGAGGGGTTGCTGTGGGTAACCATACTGTAAGACCCCCTGGAGGGTCCAGAGGGTCCGAGTAGACGCTTTTTCAACTGGTTACGTCTAGCACGTGCTTGTCGCAATGCTTGGGGTTTAAGGTGACGTTTTTGGTCTTTTTTGGAATGGTGTTGCCAGTTAGGAATTTTCATCGTTGGTAACCTTGGAGAAATCATTGACTTTCTCAAACTTAAGAGTAGCATCAAACTTGTCTAGCATCTGCTCTCCCTTATGGGAGATTACAAACAGATTGGTGGTCTTGTCAAGCCCCTTAAGAATTTTCATTAATTCATCTGTTGCAGAAATATCAAGAGAAGAATCAAATACTTCATCTAAAATCAAAAGATTTGTAGAAGCAGAGTTTTTCATCTTGGCAATATCTCTCCAGGTAAAGAGAAGTGCCAAATCAATCTTCTGCTTTTCACCTTCAGAAAAAGATGCATAAGAAAACTCATCGCGAAAACGAGACTTGATAATCTCATTAAACTCTTCGTCGAGAGTAAACCCAACGAAGAAATCCATAGACTGTAAATATTTATTAATCTGTGTATTAATTGCAGGAATATACTTTTTAATGATCTGACTTTTAATACCGCCGTCCTTCAACAACGCAGCAACTGTCATTAGATTTTTATACTCAATGTTGATTTCTGCACATGCTTTCTCAGTAGTGCTTAAATCTTTTTCATAGTTAGATAGGATTCGTTTCTCGTTATTAATATCTGGAGTTTCTTTATTAACATGCTCTATAATTTCTTTATTATCTTTTAGAATTTTGCTATTCTCTCGATTCCATCCAGCAATTTGATGGTGTAGGCTGGTGATTTCATTTTGATATTCTTTGCACTGTTTGAGTTTTGAATTTATATCATTAATATTATCAGTAATCTGTGCCATTCCCTCACGAAACTTTCTCTCTTTTTTAATAGACTCATCTATCTTTTCGTGCTTATGGTCAGCATGAAGAGTCTGAGAGCAAGTCGGGCATACATCATTGTCTTGATAAAAATTAATATCACTAACTGCCTTCTTTAAATTTTGTTGAATCTTAGAGCGCATGTCTTTTAGAGATTCGGTCTTAGATTCCATAGCATCTAAATCTGCAACTAATGTAGTCAAGTTTTCAATCTGACTATCAACGGCAGAAATTCTCTGAATATTATCACTATACCTTTGCTCATTAGAAGTAAACTTTGCTTGAAGATTAGATATATGATCGCTATTCAATTTCTCAAGATTTGCAATTGAGTTGCGTTGCATATTTACTTTTTGCTCAGCAAGTTTTAAATTATGATTACATAGAGTCACAGAATCTTTTGTATCTTTTATTCTATCTTTAAGGATAGTATTCATCCGTGAAAAGATTTGAATGTCAAGAAGGTCTTCAATAACTTCTCTTCGATGAGCAGCAGGAAGTTGCATGAAAGGAACAAAAGTGCTACTCCCAAGAATAACAACTTGAGTGAAAGACTTAAAATTAAATTTGAGAATTGATTGCTCTAGATATTTTTGATAATCTCTGTTTGCAGCATCTTGATCGATGAGAGTTTGATTCCTATAAATCTCAAAGATATTAGGTTTGATACCACGGACAACCTTATAGTTTACTGTGCCAATTTTAAATTCTATCTCAACTACACATTCTCTTTCGTTGATACTATTTACGAGTTGTGGTTTATTAATTTTACGAAACGGTTTATTAAATAAAACAAAACACAATGCATCTAGAATCGTGGACTTACCAGCACCATTCTGACCCACAATAAGAGATGAATAACTATCATTTAGTTTAACTTCCGTCATGGCATTTCCTGTGCTCAGGAAATTTTTCCAACGGATATTTTCAAATACAATCATGTGTGTGGGGGTGGGATAACAAAATCGTCAGGTGTAATTACTGTAAAAAGATAACCGTATTGTCTGCAGTTGTCTTTAACAGCATCTTCTTCTACCTCAGCAACCTCCAAAATTCTTGGGTAATCAGTTGCTAGTAGCATATCATAATAGCGAGTTGCATCGTCTTTGTCAAGAAACAACTGGACGACTCTCTCAACGGTTTCGTCATCTCTTACGGCATAGACACCGCCAGTCTGTTTATCGAGTAAAACGTACACTCACACCTCCTGCGCTTCTACATATAAAGATTTTAAAATACCAAAAATTGAATCCTTATTACTAAATTCTGCAACACATTTTTCTAAAATACTTAAAGTATCCTCAATTTCCATCCCTTCACAATCAACCTCTCCCAAATCATAGGTTACATCTTCTACGATTTTAAGGTCAGCAAGATTTGCTGACTGTAAAATTCTTACCGTTTTATCAAACTTAACTTGGTCAATTTTATCTTCAACAATTAACTTTACATATGTGCCTCTAAGTTGACTAAGATGTTTCTCTGTAAGTTTAAGATTATTTTTATAATAAAGTTTGTTAAATGTATTATAAGGATTACTCACAAACTCTAGGGAGAGATCCTCAGTATTTAGGATATGAAACCCTCTAGTTTGACCGTAATCATTCCAGTATAATTGGTAGGGATTACCGAGATATTGAATATTTGCTTTACGACTTCTCATGTGAAAATGCCCAGAACATACTAACTCAAACTGGGAAAAAATATCTGGGTCATCCCCATGCTCCATTTTATGTCCAGGGATTGCTTCAAATCCATTTAGTTCTAGATGTCCAAGGCAAAGTCGTGCATCTGTCTTAGACATCTTTTGCATTGTCTCTGCTCTATTTTCATCACAAATCCAAGGTAACAGAAGAGTAGGGACTCCCCCGACTGAGCATTGGGTAGGATGGTCTATGATATCTACGTTGGAATACTCAGATAAAAGAAGACTAGGAGCATTAATCTTTAAAGTATTCTTATAGTAAATGTCATGATTGCCACAGAGCATAGTCAAGGTAACACCTCGTGATGCTAATTGGTCAAACCACATCTCTTTGGCAGCAGCAAGAGAAGAAAAGTTAATACTTTTCCTACGGTCGAACGTATCACCAAGGCAAATTACGTGAGTAATACTATGCTCATCAATATATGGAATAACTACAGTATCATAAAAGCGTCTATATCTCTCCACAAAAAACTGATTATCATTTCTAACTCCGAAATGTTGGTCAGTAATTAAGAGGATTTTCATAGAATTTAAGACGAGAGGAATCAATAATTGAATATGATTTAATATTTTCTTTATGTGCTATTTGAGAATGGAGTACAAGCCACTCTGAAGCATATGAGTCAATTATGTAATTGGTCAGTGTCCCATCATTGAATAACAAAGTTACTATAAACCGTTTCATAGAGTTTTGATTTATTTAGTAGACAGTTTATCAACTGGCACACTTAGTATCAATATCTCATGCTAGTTTCAATACGACTCTTAATTGAATTAAGTTCTGACGAGTCCTCGTTTGTATCTGAATGGAATACTTGGTCGTAACCATTCTTCTCAATTAACTTATCTCTGATATCCATTTGACGCTTCTCTTTGGCAATCCTACGTAAAAAAGCATAATACACAATTTGAGTAAAATATGCAAATGGATTTGTTGATTTTGCTGGGTCAAAATTATCTATATACTGGACACAATTTTCCACACCGTCTGAAATCATATCCTCTTTATACATGTAGTTAATGAAGTTAGGGCGATATGACAGGTGAGTTGCTATCTTCAAAAAACAGTCTCCAATATACCTACTGATACGTGGTTTTGGTTTATCTAATTTTTTTGCAGCGTCAACCGCTTGGCGATACTTAACTATCTCGTCAAGAAATTGTTTGTTATCTACGTAGTGTTGTTTTTTCTTAACGCTCATTAAAGTATACATATGCCGATAACTTGGTCACCAAATAATAATATAATATTCTTCACGATATGTCAAGGTTGACATACAGAATAAAAGTAATTATAATCAACCATGTCAGGGTTGAAAGTTACCTCTATGAGTTCTTAAAAATATCTTCTAGTTTAATACGAGCTTCTGAAACTTTACCGACTAACCCCATATTTTCATTCATATCTATAGAGTAACTATCATTAGTTTCACTATCGTTTTTTCCGCTTTCTTTTCTCCACCATAATTTATACATCATAACTGCTTCTTGAGACATTGGCGCACAAGTAATGATGTCTGGTTCTTTGACAATAAAAAATTCTTCATCAGACCAAAGTTGCCACTTCACAAATCCTGCTGCCATGCTAAGTTGACCATCTCTTTCAACTTGATGCATATGTGCAGAAACAGGGTTTGAAATATAAAACACTGACATACCATCTTCTTCTACAGCAAACATTTCTCCTAGGACTTCTTCTCCTGAGGTCAACTTTAAACTACCATAGAATTCGTTATCGTGGCGAATGTAATTAATCATTTTTTTAGATTGACTTTGGTGATTTCATAATCAAATTTTTCTTCGTCATATATTTTCATTCTTTCAATGAGATGTCGAAGTGTATAATTGTGAGAGGAATTTCTAGAGCAGTCGTCGGCAATATCATATAATATAGCCTGTGCTTTATTATCACCCTTTCTCAAAACCCGTCCAATCGATTGAAGATTTCTTACTCTCGATTTTGATGGAGATGCAAAAATTATATTATGTAGGTTACGAATATTAATACCTGTAGAAAAAGTACCATATGATGCAAGGATAATAGCATCCTTTTCTGTTTCGCAAATTTGTCTTGCTTCTTCCCTTTGGACTGCATCAACTCCGCCGTGAATAAAAAATATTTTGCGGTCCCCACTGACTTTACTATTTAGCAATTCCCATAAGGGGTCTCCGTGCTTCTCGATATAGTTAAATAGTATCAATGTATTTCCATTTAAATCTTTCGCAAGGTTACAAATTAGATTGTTTCGTGAAGGATGGGATACTATATAATCCATCTCTTGTTGATAATAATCAAATGGAACATAACCATGCTTCAACAGAAGAATCTTTACCTTTAGAGGAGTCAATTGTCCCTTCTGCATCAACGCAGCAGTACTCGTCACCTTGTCGCACCGACCAAACAACCCCTCAAGTACAAGTTGATGCGTGTGCATTCCATCCAAGGTGCCTGTCAGCCCGACTCTATACTTTGCATCATGGCATTTTGTGAGAATGCCTGACAGACTTTTTGCTTTATAAAGGTGTGCTTCATCTCCAATTATCACATCAAACCTTTCAAAGAATTTGCGAGGCTCTTTGTAGATAGATTGCCATGTTGAAATAACAACTTCTTTATGTGTATACTTATCTCTACCTGCCATAATTTCATGACAGTAGTGGTCAGCATACCACCCATAGTCATTGAAGTCTTTCTTTAATTGCGAAACTAGAGATGTTGTAGGCACAATGATAAGAATATTTCTATCATGCTGCAAGTGCCAACGCACTAGGGTGTAAATAATTAGAGATTTTCCAGACCCTGTAGGTGATAATAATAATTTTCTATTGTCTCTAAGTGCAGAGAAAAGTGCTTTAAGTTGGTAGTCTCTGATCTTAAAGGGTAGATTTAAAGACCTAACAAAAGATGCAACATTTTCAGGTGTAATAGATTCGTCAGTTTCATTGGGAATTCCATAAAACTTACTGTGTTGAATAACATATTCATACCCTTTATTTTCTAGATACTCAATAAGATAATCATAAAGACCCACATATATTTCTCCTGTGCCAGGAGAGTATAAACGAATCTTTCCATCCCATACACGGGATTTATATTGTGGCATGAATTTTGCACCAGGCACATCAAACGAAAAGTGCTCACTCAATTCCTTATGGATATGTTGCTCACTTTCGACCTTTAAATAGATTTCGTTCTTCTTTACAATAGTAATCATCTAATACCATAATATTTGATAATTTCGATAGTATTTTTGATAGCATATCCACGACTGTCGATTTGCTTAAGAATCCTATCAATAGAATTTATACAAGTTTCAAGGTAGTCAATTTTCTGTTTAGTTTTGCATAGCTCTGGGTCCGAGTCAATATACATCGGAATATCTCCTTTGAGCACCTTCAAGTCAAAGGGGTTTTCTTTGTATACAGATGCTGGTGCTTTTCCAGTATAGTATTCAAACTTCTCTCTATAAAGTTGTCTATACTTAACTTCTGCTTCAGATAGCATCAATTTAAATTGATTATAAAATTGTAGATACTTAGCGTGAAGTCTTGGGGTTTCCATACTATCGTTTGCCAGTAATTCTGGCAAGTCTCTGTGGTCAAAAAATGATTCAGAATCCTTTGCCCACATCTGCTCAATTTTTTCAAGATTCATTAGTCAAGTCTCTTATCACGATCTCCAGATTTAGTGCGGACTTCATATGCAAGATATCTAAATTGCACTTGCGCCATGGCATACTCTGTGCCATCTATTGTAGCACTAAATTCCAAAGCATTCAAGGACTCTGGGAAAAGGTCTTGAAACACAATATCAAAGTTTCTTCTGAGGTTACTATTTAAAATAGTAAGAGTGGCATCAGCGTACAAATCGCTGTTACCAAATATTGATTCCATCTTATTACGATACTCAACTCTTTCCCTAGTGTTATTAGGTGTGCCAAGAGCGCGAATCCAGTTGTGGAGAATCATATAATTCTCAAGGTCTTCATCTATAATGAATGAAAGACTAAGAGGCTCAAAAGTCATAAACCCTTCGAGGGGTAGTCCTCTATATGGTGTTGATTGATTACTAATCCCTAAAGTAATACCTGGAATATTTGCAGACTGACAAAAATATGCTACTTTAGGAAATTTTGCTAGCATAAATTTGAATCCAATTGGTGATAGAAAATTTCTATTTTCTATCTGTTTATTCCAGGTCGTCATATATTTTATCCTGTAGTAACTCTTCTATTCTTCTTCTCATATTTATCGACTCATTTGTTTCTCTTGCATGATGTCTATAACCCCGCAAGCCTCTATGAATCATGATTCCATGATAGGTCATTGTAGCAAGAAATATTAGTAAGAGTGAGACCCCGATTATTTCAGGGTAATGTTGAGCCATGGTAGTAGTGGTGGGATAACGCCTATAAGTCTTAAAAGTCCTTCAGCAAACAAAGCAAGGACAAACCAACCAACACACATAGAAATAATAGAAGCATTCCGATTGTGCTTGCGTATAGCAGCATCAATCATCTCTTGAACTTCTTGTTTAGTAACTGGAGTATCGCCAGGCATCTCTGGTTATTCATAATATACTATTTAATAAAAAAGCACCCCGAAGGGTGCTAAGTTTATTATTTTATGTCCGATTGCTCACATGAGGTTGGTAACCTTCACGCGGCGATAGTAACGGTTTGCGTTTGCGGTGAGAGCACCTTGACCCTGGGTCAGACCTTCTGCGAATGGGTTTGCAACCATTCCGTAGCGGGTCTTGAAGCCAATCTTGGGCTGGAAGGTGTCTTGTCCAACGGCACGTACCATCTGCAGGGGCACATATGGGCAGTAGAAGAGACCAGCGTCATATGCGCTGCCACCCTTATAACCTGCCACATAGAAGTGGTTGTCAGAAACGTTTGCCGAATATGGGTCAACATACACTTTGATGCGACCGTTGAGGGTGCCCACCAGAGTGCTGGAGTTGTCATCTACGTTGTTGCTCAGACCACCAACAGCAGCAGAGATACCGCTGGAGTAGTCAAGCACACCTGCCATTGACAGTGCCGAAGCAACGTCAGCAGAGCAGATGAGAATGTTGCCCTTCCCGCGACGAGTCTCATGACCGATTGCATTCATGTCACGCTCAATTTGGAAGAGCAGACCCTTGAATTTCTCAACCGACCAACGACCGTTGGAATCAACGTCAAGGTCAAACACACCAGCGTTAGCGGTGTTGTTTTGTGCACCAGGACGTGCAATACGATACACTGTGCGAACCACTTCGCGGTTGATTTCTGCCAGCACTTCGGTTGACAGAATGTTTGCCAGCTCAGACTCAGCATCCAGACCATGCACAGCCTTAAGGTCTTGTGCGAGCTCCAGTGAGTATTCTGCTTTCAGAGCACGTGACTTAGCGGTAACGGTTACCTTCTCGATTGAGAAGCCCATTTCACGGAAGTGATTACCTGCTGCATCACCAAGTGCTTCTGACTGAGCAGTGGTCATACCCGTGCCACCTTGGGTGTACTGAGCTGCAGCATCATACAGGAGACCAGGGTTGGTGCCTGTTTGAGTGTTTGAAGCAAGTGAGTTACCGCTATTCTCGGAAGAATGCTCGGTGTTTGCTTCGTTGAAGAATGCCTCAGTAGCTCCAGCAGCGATATCGCGAGCGGTGCCTTCAGTTGAGCGCATTGCGAAGATAAGACCAGTAGGACCAGTCATTGGTTGCACACCGCAGATGTCATAAGCAATAAGCTTAGGCATCGAACGACGAATCAGGGAGATGAGCACTGGGTCGAAACCTGCAACAGGACCTGTTGCTGTGCTGCTACCTGTATAACCAGCGCCACCCAATGAGTTGGTAGGTGCCGCTTCTGTAAGCATCCCACGCTCTTCGCGAAGGAATTTTTCTTGATTTTCCAGAAGAATAGAGGTAACCGCCTTTCTGTATGTATCCTTGATGGGATCGAGCTCTGAATGCTCAAGAATGGGGTTCCACTTTTCCTGGAGGTGTTCTGCGTTAAACATTTTTTGCTCCTAAGAATTTAATTAGTGGTAAAGGATTATTTGTTCCAGCGTGACAACGCCTGCACATACACAGACATTGAATCGCTAGTGGGGGCATTCGCAACTTGAACGTCTTCGGACACGGTGGTGACCTCAGGTTTAGTTGAGAAATATGATTCACGGAGAGTAGAAACTTTCATACGGAAAGATTCTTCATTTTCAAACTCAACAGCTTCTGCCAAAGATGCGAGTTTCTCACGTTGAGTGAGACTCAGACCCTCGGAGATTTCTGCCACAATCCCATTCTTGATATAAGTTCCGAGATGCTTATAAAGCTCAATATTCTCTTCAATTGACTCGTTGAGTTTTGTTTCCATAGTTTCGATTTGAACTTGCATTTCATCTACAAGGTCAAATTTTTCGTCGGGAATTTCAATGAAATTCTCAACAAAAACTTGCTTGAGACCTTCCATAACGTGCTCAGCCATTTCGGCTTTGATGCCGTGCTCAATGGCGATTTCGTTTCTGTCCATCCATTGTTGCACAGCATATGAGAGATACTCATCTACTTGCTCTGCAAGTTCGGATTTAACGGTCTCAATTTCTTCTTCAAGGACACGAGCATAATCGTGATGCATACGCTCAATTTCCTCATTCAGGCGGGAGATTACTGCCGCTTCAAAGATGGTACGTGCCTTCTCTTTGAATTCTTCAGACAGGTCTTCACCCTCAGTAAGGGCAGCGACATCTGCAGACAGGTCAACTTCAATGATGTTTTCTTCTGCTTCATCATCTTCCGCAATGACTTCTCCATCAATCTCTCCTTCTTCGCGGCGAGTCTTGAATGAATCTTGCTTGTCGCCTGACGCATCAGATGGCTTGGTTGATGGGGGTTGTGCATTACCGCCAGCGATAGTTTTAAATTTATTACTATCATCATCTGGTCTGCTGTTTTGAGGGGTAGGACCACCGAGGTCTTGTACGCCGCCGAGACTACTGCCTTCATTTTCCAGTTTTTTCTGGGGGTCAGCAGATTTTGCGCCAGCGGTTACACTCGATTCATCCAGAATTGTTTCATTCTCTTTCGACATTAGTAGTCTCCTGGTACAATTGCAATTTACTATAGTTATTTATTATTTTATAAACTTTGGAGAAACTGATGAAACGCGGAAAGTTTTACTTCCTCCATTTGCATCTTCTCTGCTCTATGAATACGGCGTCTAATTTGATCTATGGTTTGCTCACATATCGCGCCATTATTCCAAATCCACTCCTTACCTTCCATAATTCCATTAACGAAAGCGTCAGGAGCAGAGGGGTCTGCGACAATATCCGCAGCAGTTGCCAGCATAAAATCGTCAGCAACAATTTTCAAACCACTTTCTTCTCTAATAGATCCGAGACCTCTGGAAGAAACACCTAGGCGCACTCCCTCATCAAGAAGAGATTTAGCAATATTCCCCATAGGGGTATCGAGAATACGTGCTTTACCCATAAAATTATTACCCTCTCTTTGCAGAGAAGTAATCAAATGGGATACGCGGTCAAGGTTAATAGTAGGACCATCTGGATGACCCAACTCACCAAGAGCACGACCTTTACTTATGTAATTGTCGTTATACTTAGCAACTTCTCTCTCCAGTGTTTCCACGGGATACATGCGATTATTGCGATTTTTGATTCCGCCTTGCAGGAATACACCTTCGATAAAGTGGCGTTTTTTGCCATCTTTACCTTCAGTAATAACTACCTTAGCGGATTCAATCTCTTCTCTAATCAGTTTCATCGGTTGCTTCCTCTTCGGATTCGGATTCTTCTTCTGGTGGTGCAAATACTGTTGCACCAATTTTTAATTTTTTATCAGCAATTTTATCAAATGACGCAAGTTTCATTCCAGTATCAACATAGTCTGAAAGGTCTTTTTGTCCAGCAAAAATTGCATTGACGATATCAAGCGCGGATTGTGAAGGCATAATTATGTGTGGATTCGATAATACTATTTAGATATTTCCTTTTTTGTAATCCTGCGGAGAAATTCCTTGCTCCGCAGGATCTGGTTCGGGAGGTTGCAATGACATTGCCATCTGCTCATGCTCCATTTTTTGCATTTCCATTGGGTCAATGAGTTTGCCATCCGCAATCTCACTGCCAATCTGCTTATCAATTTCGTTGAATTCATTGTCAGTTTGACGCAGAATTTGGCGACGCAGATACTCAATAGAGAAATATTTACCAGCAAACGGGTCCATTTGAGCAAGAAGCGCCATGCGCTCATTCATAATTTCTTGTTGCTTTAATTCTGAGAAGTAGTTATCTGCAACAAAATCATATTGAATGTGCTCTTTAATGTCATCCCACTCCTCAAGAGTTACAACACCTTTAAGAACTAATTGTGTTTTTAATAAGTCTGAGAAAAGGTCACTAAACTTTTTACGCAGACGCACAACAAATTTCTGAAATTTAACTTCATCGCGGGTAATCTCAGCAGACCTACCAACATTAAATGAAGAGTCTGACTCTAAACGAGACTCTGGGACATTAAGTGCGCGGTAAAGTTTTTTCTGGAAATATTTAACATCCTCTAATTCACCAAGATTTTGACCACCAGGAAGGGTAGTGATTTCAGTCCCACGACCACCCTCACGACGCGGTAACCAGAAGTCTTCAAGCATAGACATCATTTTTTTGTCATCACGAATCTCACCAGTATCCGCGTTATAAACAAGTTTGTTTCTATACCGAGACATTACTTCTCGCAAGTATTGCTCCGCTTTTTGTTTTGGTAAATTGCCAACATCGATATAGAAAATACGACGCTCTGGTGCTCGTGACAAGCGATAGATTACAAGAGAATCCTCAATCATACGAAGTTGATTGAGTGCTTTAATTGCTTTGTGGAGGTGTGATAATACAAAATTACGTTGCATATCTAACTGACCAGAATGTGCAAAACAAATTGCATCTGGAGCAATTCTCACACCTCTATCTTCATACCCAGTTAATCCTTTGGGTGAGTAAATAAAATACTCAACTGCCTTAGGAATAAGAGCCATGGCATTAGGATCTGCTGGAGAAATACGATCTTTTGGTCTATCAAATTCTACAACTTTTTTAATTTTACGAGGATCGATATAACGCAACTCTGTAATTCCTTCCTGAGGTTTTTCAGGATTAATCATTTTATGATAAAAAAGACGACCGTCGATATACCAACGACGGAAAATATCATATGCTTTTCTATCAAAATCTAAAAGTGAGAGAATATTACCAAACTCTTCCCGAATTCTATTTTTAACACTATTTGATACTTTAAGATTTGATAACTCAATATCTACTGGATGGTCATCAAGATCTCCAGCAATTGCTTCGTTAACAATATCATTAATAGCAGCATCACATTCTGGATGCAATGACATTTCCCTATAGCGACCAATTAGATTTACATCGCTTTCTTTATTTGCATTATCTCCAAGGTCAATGTATTGACCAAAATAACCACCCGCAGCTATCGGTTGTGCGGCATCGTCATTATCGCTATGCACGAAAGAAGGACCCTTCTCGGAGCCCTTCTTCTTACGATCAAGTGAATAACCAAAAAGTTGTGACATTTAACTGTCTCGTTACATTATCATTTATTTATACTTATCTAGCAATAGCATTACCAGCGTTAGTATCATTTGCGTAGGTCCAGTATTGGACTTGGAATTCAACGGTGTATTCTTCTGCAGTATCATTGCTATCCCATGCAAGGTCAATTGCGGAGATATTACTTGGCCAAATGCCAGCAAATTGATACGAGCGCACAACAGCCCCTTGGCGGTCGTACTGACGCACAATTGCATCTGATTGATACTCAGCGATTACACGAGCCTGCTGAATGTTTTGCTGCAGTGCTTGAATCTTAGTTGACCACTCTTCGAACTTGGAGCGAAGTGCAAAACCTTTATCGTTAAGCACAGTAACTGTCCATGGTTCGAATGTGCGGTCTCCTGCAATTTTCAACGTGCGTCCACGATAAGGCACCTCAATCACGCCCACAGTTGAAGCGGGAATGTTTGCTGCCTTTACCAAGAAAGATGCAAGACCTCTAGACTGGGCACCAGACCCAGCGCGAGATGCACCAGAAGTTTCTTGAGTACGCTGCTCATTAGACCCAGGAGTAGCACCAGAGTTTGGTGTCCCTGCGTCAACAATGCTTGGAAAACCAATTTCCACTTGGAAAAGGTTGGGGCGGGCAAGGTCCCCAATTCTATTACGGAAATCCAGAATAGGTGCATTAACCTGTCTACCTTCCGTTTGCCCTGGATATTGTGTTAGGTCGTAACTAGACATTTTTGAATTCTCCTTTTAAGATTGCGATGGAGTGTGGGGGGAAGAGATTACGAGACAAGCTCAGTAAACGAAGCACCAGTTCTCGTTGCCGTGAAGGTGAGAGTGATGAAGTTGATAGAGCGGGTGGGCTTCACAAAGATTTCAGCATAAAACTCGCCACGGTCAATTGATTCTGCAGGGTTATTTGTGCCATCGCAGACCACTAAGAAATCAACGATACCACGACGTGATTGCACAGAGCGCAGGAAAGGCTCAACAACATTCTTGAATTGTTGACGAGTAAACTCATCATTCAATTCGAAGAGTTGTGATTTCGCTGCATCTGAGATTGCTTGCTCAATAACCAGGAAGAGACGACGCACATTAATGCGGTCGAATGCAGACTGATAACTGAGAGCAGTCTTATCTCCAAAAAGGATAATACCTTGACCAGGGAATGCAACAATTGGATTAACACGTGCTGCATACAGAAGGTCTCTTTGAGCCTTCAGTGGTGAATACGCAAGTTTGATAGCGTTACGCAAACGACCTCTATTAAAACCAGCAGGTGAGAACCATGGTTCTTGCTGCAGAGTTGTGCTAAGAACTAATCCAGCAACGTCTGCATTACAAGGAATGTAACGATATACATCGTTATACTTGTCATAGATGTATTTGTAGTTGTTATCAACAACAGCATATGAAGTGCTAGCAAGTTGGTTTGCGTATTCTACCGTCTTGTTAACAATATCAAATGTATTTGTTTGACCTAAAACATCACTTCTATATGGGGAAACAAACGCCATGCAGTCTGCACGGTTTGTTGCAATATTGATAATATGCTGTGCTTTAGCAACGGTATCAGCCAGAGTTTGCATTCCTGATCCCATCAAAATATAATCTAACTCTACTGTCTCAGCGTCATCAAACAGGTTATATGCCCCAATGATATCAGGACGTGAGATGCTATATCCATCAACACCACCTTGAAGTGTATAACGAACGGTTGCACGACCTTTTGTGCCAAGGAGTGGTTTTGCTGCAGGGTTAACATTCAGTGGGTCATCGAGAGTTTCGATAGGATCATCAGACTTAATCAGGTCAAAGTTGCGGTTGATTCCAGAGAGACCAAAATCGCCATTTGCATTAGGGTCATAGTCGTAAATATTATTGGTCTCATGACTACCCCAATGCAGATAGCTGGAGAAAGTCTTAATCATATCCTTATAGTAGATATTGTCACCTTGAGCCGAGCGAGCATCTGATGCTTTAGAAACACCAATGTGCTTCTCAAGAAGAGCACCAGGAGTGCCAGTCAGTTTTCCATCACCATCTAAAACAAGAATATTCAACAAGTCATTATAACCACCACGCTCTGCTATATAAGCAGAAGTTGTAGGACGTGGAGCAATAGCTGACCAAAGTTGTCCAGGACCATAGGCACGAGTTTCATAATCTGATTCAACTTCTACAATAGAAGCTGTTTTTGAGTTACCGTCAACGACAGTTTGGTTTGCTTGGAATTTAGCAGACAATCTATTCAGGGCAATACGTAATTGGCGAGTAATAGATTCAATTTTACCAGAATCACCAGTTGCTGCACCAGCAACGCCATTATTATTTGCAAGTTCGGTTACAACCTCACCAGGATCTAAAGTAGCAGAAACAGTGGAATCAAGTTCAACTTCGAGTCTACGAGTTGTTGCATCCCATGCAACTATTCTACCAGTTACACCACCGCTGTTTGATGTGAAGAAGTTTCCTGCATCAAATGATCCGATAAGGGTATTGTTATCTTGGAATGTTATTGTTACTGTGTAACTATAAACTTTAGCGTAAATATTTGCAGCAGAATATGAAACCTCAGCACCATTCACAAACTCCCATTCAGATTGGGCTGAAGGTGGTTGAGCAAGATATAAAACTTGGTCTGGACCAGCATCTGTCATGACAACACGTATTGAGTTGCCATAATTACCACCAGTTCTTGCTGCCCACTTCCATGGGTTTGCTGCGTATTCAACAACACTTTCATATTCAGCAAGATTTCTAATCAATGGAGCAGTAACTCCAGTGGCGGTTGACTCATTAATATCAGTCTTATTGGCAGTGGCAGTAACCAGAGTAACTGCAGACCCATCAGTGTGGGCAGCAGCTGAAGTGCCAAGTTGTGCACGTGCCACCGTGAGATTATTACCAGCAACACCACTAATTCTCAGTAACTCATTGTCAATTCTAATATAACTGTTGGTGCCACCTGCCAGTGTAGTTGCAGAAGTAACAGTCAGAGTAGTATCTGTTGCTGTAAAAGTTGCCCCTTCATTAATTGTAGTTGCTGTGCCAGCTGGCTCAATTAATGTGATAGACGCTGCAGCAGCGTGTGAAGCAGCAGAAGTTGATAACTGACCACGTTGCACAACAACGTTATTGCCAGAGACACTCTGCACAATCATTAATTCAGCGTCAATCAGAAGGATGTCATTGACATCAAAATCTACTGCAGAAACAACAGTCAGAGTAGTATCTGATGCTGAAAAATTATTTACTACAAACTGAGCACTATCAATTGCATTTTTAAGGGAAGCGTTAAACGCTCTCACTACTTTGAGTGAGCCACCATACAGCAGGAATTGCGCTGCTGAAAACCAATACTCGTAGTTATAGTCGTTTGGACGACCAAAGATAGAGAGAAGTTCCTTCTCACTAGTGACAGTGGTTACTTGCTCTACAGGACCCTTTTCAAATGCGCCGACGATGGCAGCAATATTATCGACAGTCGAGTTTACTACACTCGTAAGATCTCTTTCTAGTACAACAACCCCTGGGGAAAGCTGTGTTGATGCCATCTGTAATCTCCTTGATAGATTCAATCATTGGATGCTGAAACTATTTAGAATTTTCTATGTTTACAGAGGGGAAATATGACGTGAATAAAAAAATATTACCAATCGGGATAATTTTCATCAATACATACTTCTTTTTTATGCTTTATTCCCGCTCGGTAAGTTTTAGATACTCTTTTTATGGTGCACTCTTTACACACATATGAGTATGCTGATGGATTAGATCCTCTATCTTTTCTTGTCAAATAAAAATTATCTACCAGTGACATAATACGTAGACATTTCCTACACTGTCGGTCTACAAAAAGAAAGTGCTCTAGGTCTATACCAAACTCTTCTGTCATATCATCTATATTCCCACATGTATGCCATATCCCCATACTCTGGAGTATGCCAGACTTGACCATCTTCATCTACAAATGTAGTGTCTCCACTAATCCCATCATCGATAAATCCAAAAGGTGACATATCTGCTTCGATTGCTTCTTTTTGCTCAAGATACATTCTCTTACGGACATCATCATTATGTAATTCTTTAAAGTAATCTGAAGTTGCTAACCAACTAAAAATTACAAGACACATTGCAAGGTCATCATTACACCCTTCTTCTGCTTCCCACGCTGGACCTCTTTGAATAAAGGTAGTTAACTCTGAAATAATATCATAGTCAGTAAAGACTAGTTTATCATCTTCGACCAATTGTTTCATGTTTGCACATCCAGTTTTTTTAACTGCTGTGGACATCTTAACTCCTAATTGCACTTTTGACCCAGAAAATCCTTGCCCTACTACTTGTCCAGCTCTGCCCCTCATGGAAGACATTAATAAGTTATCATACTCTAAGTCAAACTGAAGTGTGTCCGCTACCTGCCCACCAATATCATTAACTTCTACCATGACATACGCATGGTTATATGCTCTTGCTACATCATTGATTACGTTTGGAAATAGCAATGGTTTAATCTTGTTGTTGCGATATTTTGCTACTAATTTATATGGGATAGTGGTTGTATCAATCACACAGAATGCTGAGTAATCTTTTGTCAGTCCTCGTGCAACGTCTACAGTCATAACATATGTGTGGTCTTCTTCTGGGTCTTCGTATACATCTAATCCAGCATTAGATGTAATTGGTGTGTCATATACTAAGGTCTTCAACTTAGCAGATGTAATAAGAGTATTAACAGACCCTAAAAATTCGCACTCAAATTCCTGATTAAATTGCTCTTCTGAAGTATTTCGGATTGTTTGTTCTTTCCAGTCAGAGTCTCTCCCAGGCACCTGAGACCAATGCACTTCAGTAGTAACATATTCATTTCTACTCAATTCCGCATCATGCCAAAGTTTATAAAACATATTCATTCCCTTCGGTGTAGAAATGATTATGACCTTAGTAGATGTACCAGAGGAAATAGTAGGATACACAGAGCTAAAAAACTCATCAGCAATGTGCGTCGGAATAAACGCGAATTCGTCCAAAAATATAATATTAAAGGACATACCACGGACAGCAGATGCAGAAGTAGAAGCAGCCATGATTTTGCTTCCATTTTCCAATTCCAGACTACCTCTGTTCCAGTTGACAACTCCTTGCTGCATCCATTTTGGGAGGTTTTCATATGATAGTTGTAAACGTTGTAACATTTCTCTTGCTGTTGCTGCTTTGTTAGCAAGGATAGCAATGTTTGAGTTTGCATTGAAAAGAGAATACCAAAGTAGATATGCAGTAACTACTGTGGACTTTCCAGACTGTCGAGGTAGTTTTGCAATATTAAATCTATTCTCATGAAACTTCTCAACCATATCAGATTGAAAGTCATACATCTCAAAAGGAATCAAACCTCTATCAAGCGAAATAATCTTAATGTATTTTTTTATAAAGTAAACTGGATCTTTACTACACCTAATATACTCCTTTACTTCATCTGGTGTAAAATTTTGTGCAACATTAACCCGCTTAAGATTAGGATTGCCTAAGTAAATATCAGGTTGAGACATGAGGAAATGTTCTAGTATTTTTTGGTTGTGTAGCAGCATGTGCTAACACTGCGTCTTCTTGACCTGGACAGTATTGGAAGACAGCACTATATCTAGCAGGAAACTTATGAATTTTCGATAGTGGTTTTGCCCCGTGTAAAACTAAACCAGGAAAAACGACACACCTTCCAGGTTTGGGGATTACAATATCTGATATTTCATTGTTAAGCATAAAAACTGTTTCACCACCCCAACTGTGGTGCCACTCTTTATTACCGTATATCAAAAAACTGAGAGCATCTAGATGCTCTCCATCTACGTGAAGTCCAGCAGTATCTCCAAATCTAAATGCATTATGTACGCAACGGTGAAATTTTGGTATAGGAATTCCCGCTCGTTTAAATGCATAATCAATGCAAAAATTTTCAAACTCACCAAAGTTTGGTTGGTCTACTACTCTACCCAAGGAATAATATGCAGTATCGTCTTCTGGAGAATCATCGAAAATAAACTGCCACCCATCGAATTTTAAAAAATACTCATGGATGTATTCAATTTCTGCAAGTGTAAACAAGTTATCAATTACCACAACTTGATTACGCTTATCAAGCATAATCGCATTATCAATCATGTTTTATTACGAGACGTATGAAACTGCTACTCCTCTAATATCATCATTAGAAGCAAAAATTTTATGGGTTGGCTCTTTTCTAATAACAACAACATTTGATGCTGGCATACTAAAAGTTGCCAATGTAGTGCCACTAGAATCGGTGATTGTCACTAAATGAGTTGTAGCAGCAGTAGCGTCATGCACAAGACGAACTTCTCTTGCGTTACTAAAGTCGCTTGCTGCTGCTGCTGTGGTTGCTAAAGCTACCTCTGTTCCTATAATTTTTAATCTCATTTCTTTTGTCCTGGGTCCTGTATAGTATTTAGTTTGATGACATTGCAAGGAATGGTTACTGACGCAACATCAACATAACGTAAGTAATCAATCTTACATACATTCGGTCCAGTCTCTACCATCCCAACAATAGCAAATACAATATAGTTCATACTATTAAATTAATTGTTGTTTATGTTGTGGCAAACTCCTGTCCTGAGGTTTTCCGTTTTTAGGAAACTGATAAACACCGTTGATACAAAGAATCCAATTGGTGCCTGACTTAGCATCATGAATACGTATTCTATCACAAGTTCTCATAAAGTGAGGTACCTGTCCAGGTCCCATGGGAGTAGCTGTAAAAATTGATGCCAGGATTAGAGGAATCATTTTTTCTTGCCACCATTCTTTGCTTTCTTAGCAGTAGCATTTCCTTGATTCTGTTTGGAGTTCTTTTGACCTCCAGGAGAACCCTTTTTACCTTTGTTTGGGGACTTGGACATCCTCCATCTCCTTGTATGCCAGTATTAATATATAGGATTATTTAATTGTTGACTGGTGATTGAATGGATGGTCATTATTTAAATCTGTCAATCTTTTCTCCCAGGTGTCGCCCCCGTTTTTTCCTAAACTAGGATTTATACATTCTGGTGCTTTTATTGAATTACAAACTAACCCAGCAAGATCTAATTCATTACCTTTCTTTCCTGTGCCAGACCAGTAGTGTTCTCCATTCATCCATATTGCACCACATCTTTCACATTCTTTTCTTTCTATAGAAAGATTAGATATTTCTTTCATATTTGTCCTCTTTTTGAAGAAACTTTTGGAATTCTGTTGTATCCTTAATAAGTTGCTTCTTAAGTTTCCAACGCATCCATGACAGTTGTGCTTGAATACCAGCATATCTTATTTGCAAATCGACATATGCAAATAATCGCAGAGTGCCGTCTAATCCCCCATACCAAAGCAATAATACTATGATAGCGAGAGTAAAATAAAATGTTACCATATTGTATCAAGCAACTACTGAAAGTATATCACTATTTAATAGAATTAAAATATATCTAATGATACTATGTCAGCATTTCCACTTTCTTAGTGCTAGTGCTTTTCTTGTTGGGCGACCTTTTTCATCTTTCATCGGTCCCTTCACCCCACCCATACGGGCACAGAATGACCTCTTACGTGGACCACCACCAGGTTGGGGTGGTTTTAAATCCGACCCAGGATTTTCTGCCTCGTAAGATTTGCGTCCTATTTCGTTAAGTCCACCTGTTTTGTTCTTACCTTCTTTACGTTGCCACGCTGCAACTTCTGTAATGAAGTCGCGGTAAGTCACACCCTCCCCCATGGCAGCCTGCTTACGTTGCTTCCTAGGATTCTTAGTCTTAGTTGCTGAGTATGTATTCTCATCACGATCATCATCAGGATCTACAGCAGCACGGTGTCTTGCTGCTCTATCATCATCGGACATATTTGCACGACGAGACTTTGCTTCATCTGGACTATAAGTTCTTCCAGTATTGTGCCATTCGTGTCCTTCGTGCCCTCTCTTACGAGCATCAGCAGTTGCAGCAGTTCTCTGTGCTTTTCTACGATTTGCTTTGAAGGTCTTCATATCAAGACCTTCAGTAACTGTTATAAACTCTTGAAAAGTATTCATTGTTTGTCTGCAAGCGATGGATTAAGAGGACAATTCTCCTCATGTTTTTGTAACCAAGTATTAGGTCTCCAATGTCCTTTGGGTGGAGTTATTCCACAGAATTTACATTTCAAATCTTCTGAAAATTGATGTTTTTCATCCATAATGATAAGACCCTTTAGTTGTTTTAGCAGGAAGTTTGCCGCCTCTCACCTTAGTGCCAGATGTTTCACCATAGCCTTCGGGGTGCTTGCCAGCTTTAGATTTGCCAATAGAGTCAGACTTTGCTTTACTACCTTTCTCAGTGTAATGTAGTTTAGCAGGTTTGCTGGAATCTTTTGTAATAACAGATTCCTGACCATGTTTACGACCAAGACGACGCATTACCTTTCCAAATCTACGCTTAGACATTTTATCTGGTTTAGATGTTTGATAGGAAACTTCTCTACCAGTTTCTCCACTGTCATACTTATATTCACCTACACCTTTCTTATGTCCAATGCCGTGCTTCTTAAGGTCTTTCTCAAGAGTCTTACGACCTTCACGATTCTTACTCTCATCGTTGCCACGATCTGCAGAAATATGACCTGTGACTTTAGTGTTTGATTTATGCAGCATACGAGCAGTGCGATTACCCTCTAAGATAAAATCCCGATATGTAATACAACCTTCGGTTTTAATACCTCCGACTTTATCAATTACTTTACCAAGTTTATTTTTTATTCTATCTGAAAGAGAAGGTTTTGCTACGGGTTGTGGTTTAGTCTTTCCTTGTATTCTATTAGAATAATCTGAGTAAGATTCCCCAGGACGTAGTTTCTTAGGGTCTTCTTTTGGTTGTTGAGAAGCTGCTTGATCTTCACGTGCACGAAGTTTATTTCCAGCACCACTAATTTTCTTATCTTTTTCTGGATCTGGATGCCAATAGTCACCTGCTTCATCAATAACCTCACCTTCTGGTGCATAAGAAGAATTAACTTTTCCGAAGCGGATAGCACCACGATTAGTTGGTTGAGTTTCTACTGGTTTTTTGCCTGGTTTTGGTGGTCGAATTGTGCCGCCGCCCTGGCGACCACCTGCTTCATGTAAAGACTCTTCAGTTGTTGTCGTCTTACCAGTTACTTTGGCATGAAATTTGATATTGCTATTAGCATAGTCTCTACCAGCACTGGCGGCTCGGACCCCAGGAGTAATGCTCTTGCGACCAGCACGCGCTTGTTCTCTATTTCGCTCATCCCGACGCTCTTGCGCCATTAATCTACGATACTCATCTTCCTGAATAGTGTCTTCTGTAACCCTAGACCCCTTAGTCTTGACACCTCTTCTTTCTTCATGCTCTGCTCTACGATCTCTCTGAGGTCCACTGCCCACAGAACCATGTGGATTACCATATCTATCAGTTCTAGCAGCAGATCTTTTCCATTCTGGAATCCTATCATCTACTCTTGCTTCAACGTTTAAAGTTTTTGGATAATCTTTTTCACCTGGTCTGGCTGGACGTTCTCCACGCTTTCTTTTAGCATGGATGCGGTCCCACAGTCCAAGTTTTTCAAAGACTGTTTCTTCACTTCTATTAGGAAGGAGAGCTTTACTACCATACTTTTTTGCTATTGATGCTCTCACTGCAGCTAGTGCGTCATTGGCAGTCTGTCTATGCTTATCCATTGCTGCTTTTCTATCAGCATCAGATTGTGGTGCAGATGTAGACGGTTTTGTAGGATATCGTGTATTGCCATCCATGCCACCTCTTTCAAGTCTACGATCTTTAATTCTGTCCGCACCTTCCTCGGACATAAATTTTGAAAATGACATATACAAGTCCATATATTCCTATGATTATTTATCTGTTTGAGACTTTAAAAACTTTGCAAGATCTGCAGTGCTACCAACAAACATGGTGTTATTTGTTGTGGTAATTTGCTTTTCTTTCTTTGGATTTTCAATTTCATTTACCTTCTTTTGAAGGTCTACAAGTTTATCAGCAACATCTCCAATATGTTTAATTAGTTGACCAGCAACTTCATATGCCCGAGGTTGGTCAGATTCTTGTGCTAATTCAAGAATACCATCAACTGCTTCTTGTCCCTTTTCGATTAGACTATACAAATTTGCTCTTGTATATTCATAATCCTTTTTTAGTTGGTCTTTTGTTGTAGTAGGATTTGCCTGAGAAATTGCAGTCTCATCTACTGGGACTATAGAAGTCTCTACATCCAAAGCATCTTCAATACCATCAAATGTCTTCATCTTGTCCCGTCACTGGATTCCATGATTTTGCATCTGTAAACTCACTATAAATTTCATTGAATCCAAAATTATCATCTGGATCTGCGTTAATAGGATCTGGTGTTACTGTATAACGCACTTCTCTAGGGGCAGTAACATCTACACGAGTTGCCATATCAACCTGCACTTTCTTGATAAGAGAGTTAGTAGCGTCACTAACAGGACCATACAGATAAGTTTTGCAGGTAAACTGTAAGGTATAGATTAATGTCCTACGAGTATCAAAGTCACCCTCATAATCATCTGAGTAATCTACTGATGTTAGAGTGACTGGGAAGTCTCTTTTTTCTCCAACTTCTGAAACCAAATTCATTGTGATATTAAAACTTGGTTGAAAGAATGGAAGGATTTGCTCTAAGATTTGTAAACCATCATCTTGATTTTTTGCAAGAATCCCTAACTCAAAATTTAAATTATATGGGACAGGCATAAAAACTTTAGTTTCAGTCCCATCATTTTTTGTATGACGAATAACTTGGGTTGGAGATAACTTACGAGTTGCATCATATGAAATACCAGTAATTTCAAAATAAAGACGTGGCAAAGTAATTTGCACTTGGTCTTTTTTACTTAAATCACCAATAGCTCTTAGTCTTGATAAAAACTTTTGTTTTGGACCATATGCCAAAGGCACTTTCATAACTTCTGTTTTACTTCCAGAAGTGCGACGAATTTCAATATTATTAAACAGTGTGCCAAAACTGACTACTGTCTTTCTAATAATTTCGTGATATGCATATGTTCCTAGCATTAGACTGTCCCACCTTTATTGCCGTAGTCACCAAATGGATTTCCTTCTGTAAAATCAAGAATCGCATCGGCTTTGATTTCAATATCGAAATTCTGATCTGTATCATCATTCACATTATTTATCGTATTGAAATTCCCTGTTGTCCAAGATGCAAGACTAGTATTCCCAGTGATAGTTTCAGGAATACTAAATCTACCCGACCTATTAATAACAACAAGTTTACCAGTGGCACTATCCCAAGTTTTCACATCAGCAGTAGAATTGGTAACGGATCCCGTAATAGTCTCACCAGGGGTAAAGTTTCCTGTCCCACCTGCAAGCAAGGTGAGTGTGATTGCATTTGCAAAGTTGGTTTGGATAGCATCAACCTCTGGGACTCCTGTATCGATGTCCTCATCGCTGAATTCAAAGAGCTCACATCTGAGACCCCAAACATACACTTTGCCCAACTGGAAGAAGGGCACTTCATGCTCAACATACTGGATTTCAAAAGTTTTTCCGACCATTGAAAAATGAATAAGGTCTCCTTCATTTGGTCTCCCTTCTACAATTAAAGTTGTATTATCGTCTACTGCTTGTTTAAATCTTTTCTTAGAAACAATAAACGTTACCTGGTCTGAAATCCTCAAACCAAATTTAGTAAACATATCCTTATCACCCCTAAACCCAATAGCATCTTCAAGATAAACTTCAATTTCAAATGCACTATCAAATCGTGATAGGGTATCTTCTGTAAAAATTGTATCCTCTTTAACTAAAGTCCTAGGAATGTAGTAAACATTTTTCCCGAACATTTTAATCTGCTCTGCAACTAAATCCTCCAGTAGATTTTGCTCTCCCGTAGTGCCTTGAGTAAAGAATGGATTGAGTGCCATATTATCCGATCATGTCCAACGGTGGTGTTTCCCATGTAGTGCGAAGTTGCTCATCTAAATTTTTTAACTCCTCAACAGCATCATTATAAATCATCTCACCATTAAGACTAACACCTCCAGGCATTTGCACGCCTGTAAACTTGGTGAGATTTTGCCCCCACTGCTTTTTAATTTTAGCAGTAGCATAATCTTTGACCCACATCTGATTGTAGATTTCAGTCCATGTATTTGGGTCAAGTGCTCTCCATGCCTTAACTACAATAAATTGATTTAATTGAGCATCAGCTGGCCAATCCCAATCAATATAAAGTCTATCTTGCACTTGACTATAACGAATCGGTTTCATTCCTTCAAGAAGAAAATCAATAGTTTCCAAATGCTGTTGAATCATGTAGTAATGATAAAATTGGGTAGATGTAAAATCATACAAATCGTTGAGACGCATTTGATAACGAATATCAAAAATATTTGCTGTACCTTTATCTGTAAAAGAAAAAAGACCTTCTATAGCAAGGATATGCTCTGGGACTTCAATATAACCATTTCCCTCTTTCCAAGTATCGTTACCTGCCTTAGATTGTGTATTTGTTGAAGTCTTTGCTCGATCTAAAACATCTTGAGTAATTTTATGCTTTAAATAGACTCGCTCAGCACCATCGTAATGAAATTGTTGAAATTTCTGTAAAGTGTAATCTACCGCATCATCTACTTGATCGTTAGAAACATTGATTTCCAAAACTGGTTTACCCAGTCTACGAAGACAATATTCTTTTAATTCTGCTTTAGAAGTTGGAGTTGACATTAGTTATTAAGGGCGAGTGAGTGCAGCAAGAGCAGCTTTAAGTGTTGTGATATCAGTGACATTAACATCATTTCCAATTGCTCTTAAAGCAGCATAAAGAGCATTCAAATCACTACTAGTATCATCGGCAGTAGAACCTTGAGCAGATGTTGCATATGCAGTGCTAGCAGTTGTAGCAGCAGTACCCAGACCTAAGGTTGTTCGAGCTGCTGCAGCATCAACATCATCAATAAGACTTTGCCCGAAGGCAGTAACTGTTGGAGCAGTATATGAAATAACACCAGTGGATGAATTATAACCTAACGATCCAGAAACACTAATTGCAGATCTTGCTCTTGCATTTGTAAAGTATTGATTCGTGCCTTCCGTCAGATTAGTAGTTGATTTTGCTGTAAATGCAGTATCAAATCTTGCTTGGGTGTAGTATAAATTAGTGCCTTCAACAATATTAGTGGTAGAAAATTCGGTAAAGTCTACTGCTAATGTTAATGTATTTGCCGTGTCATTGTAGGTGGAAGAAATTCCAGTGCCACCAATAATCAGAGCAGCAACTCTGTCATCGACTCTTTCATCTGTATAGAATAAATTAGTGCCTTCCGCTAGATTTGTTGTTGATTTTGCAGCAAATGCAGTATCAAATCTTGCTTGGGTGTAGTATAAATTAGTGCCTTCTGCTAGATTCGTTGTTGTTTTAGCAGTAAATGCAGTATCAAATCTTGCTTGGGTGTAGTATAAATTAGTGCCTTCTGCTAGATTCGTTGTTGTTTTAGCAGTAAATGCAGTATCAAATCTTGCTTGGGTATAGAATAGTTTGGTGCCTTCGGTCAGATTTGTAGTGCTAATTTCTCCAAAGTCAACAGAAAGACTCAAAACATTGCCAGCATCATCGTAAGATGCAGCAATACCCGTGCCACCATTAATCAGAGCAGCAACTCTATCATCAACTCTTTCATTAGTGAAGTAAAGATTTGATGTGCCTTCTGCAAGTGCATTTGTAGTATGGTTAGCAATACTACCAACTGTTGATTGGAAGAAACTAATAGTACCAGTAACATTCAGGTTACCTTGGACTTCAAAGTCAGTAGTTGATTTAAAGTTATTAACTTGAAGTGTGTTAGTGCTAGGATTATATGTAAGGTTGCTAGAATCCGTACGGACTTCAGTGTATCCAGAGTTTGTAGATACAAATGGAATAAAATATGAAAGGTTTGATGATGCAGTTTCTGTAATGTTAACCAGATTACTCTTATCTGCAATCCCTGTGAGATTACCCGTTACATTACCAGTAATTTGACCTGTAACCCCAAGAGTCCCACCAACTGTAGCATTACTACTTGTTGCAAGAGTATTAGAAGAAACTAATCCATTAGCAGTAATATTACCACTGGTAGATTGCATTTCAACCTTGATATTCCCTGCACCATCTTTTAGTTGTAATACTTTAGAAGCACCCTGTAATACAAAATTATCTTTAAAGAGTGAAGTGCTATTCTGAGTGATGGTATTATTAAATGTAGTGGCACCATCAACATTCAGAGTGCTATCAAAATCTACTGCACTAATAACATTCAGGGCGCCTGTAAGTGTAGTATTACCAGTAACAGCTAATGTGCCAGCAACAGAAGTATTACCACTTGCTGCTATAACAGTAAATTTGTTTGTGTTAACCAGTAGAGATCCTGCAATATTTGCTGTCCCAGAAGTAGTAAGGGTTGAGCATCCAAGAATCCCTAATGTAGTATTACCTGTAACCCCAAGAGTCCCAGCAAATGTTGCATTACCTGTATCCCCAAAAAGTGAAATTTTAGTAGCATTATTTGCACCAATAAAAATATCAGATCCTACAAACAAATCTGTTGCAATAGTTGCACCACCATTAGGAATCATCAATGGCGCACCACTGGCAAGAGTTGTTGGAGTTTCATTCCTATTAAATGTTACTCTACCAGTGAATCCTTGGTTACCAGTTGTCAGAACGTTGCCGTCGATCTCAAAGTCGCCATATACTCTAAGATTAGAAGCGACGGCAAGGTGTCCACCAACCTGCATCCCACCAGTTACTTTGAATGCTGGTTGTAAAAGATTTGCAAAATTATTGGGCGCGATAGATGGATTAGTTGCATTAGTAACTGATACTTGCCCAGTAACACCAAGAGTACTCGATAATGTAACACCACTTGTTACTGCAAGAGTGCTACTCAATGTGGTGGCACCTGTAACACCCAAACTACCTGCGATAGTAGTATTACCAGTCGAAGAGTCAACAGTGAATTTATCTACAAGATTGCTTCTGATAATAAATGACTTAGATGCTGCATTAAGAATAATGTTATCGGTAACTGTAGTTTGACCCGTAAGCAAAGAAGTGCCAGATACTGAAAGATTATCATCAACTTGAGTAGTCCCTGTAAAAGAATCTAAGACGAGGTTGCCTGCTGTTGTGCTAATTTCTGAAGACCCGTCAACACCAATCTTAATGGTGTCTGCAGTAATATCAGTAGAGGTAATTGCTTGGTTAAAAGTAATTGTACCTGTAACTGTATGAGCATCAGTTGCAGCATCCCCAATTGCAGTATTACCACCAACAGATAATGTGCCAACTACACTCAAATTATCATCAACTTGTGTAAGTCCTGTAAAGGAATCTAAAATGAGATTACCTGCGCTTGTGCTAATTTCTGAAGACCCATCAGTGCCAATTTTAATATTTCGGATATTTGCACGAGCAGCACCTGTAATTGCATGATTGAATTGCACAGTGCCATTGACAGTATGAGCATCAGTGCCAGCATCACCAATTGTGGCATTACCATTTACTACCAATGCAGAAGAAAGTGTGGTTACACCAGTAACTCCTAAAGTGCCAGCAACAGTAGCATTATCGTCTATCGCAACAGTGCCAGCAAAGGAATCAAGGATTAAATTACCAGCAGTAGTACTAATTTCATTTGATGCATCAACACCAATTTTGATTTGGTCTGCTGTAATATCAGTAGAAGTAATTGGTTGGTTAAAAGCAACTGTACCTAAAAATGTATGAGCATCTGATGATGCATTACCAATTGCAGCATTACCATTAACAGTAAATGTGCCATTAGCAAATGTATTACCAGTCGTGTCATCTACAGTAAATGTTGTAGAAACATTGAAATCACCAGCAACACTCAGAGTAGACGAGAGTGTAGTTGCTCCAGTAATTGTTGCACCACCAGACACTGAGAGGTCTGAACCTACAAATAATTTGAGACCAATACCAGCACCGCCACCAACGACAAGAGTGCCGCTAGAAGGACTAGTAGCATTTGTGGTATCAAATAGTTTTAACGACCCAGCATCAATGCCTGAGCGAGTGCCTGCGTAGACCTCAGATGTATTTGTCGCAGTGTTTAAGAATGAATATCTTCCTGCAGACTCATCCCATCCAAAGAATCCAAGTCTAGCAGCACCGCCAGCAAAATATCTAAATTCAACACCTCTATCTTTAGCATCATTTGAGGTTGGAGCAGTGTCTCCACCCAAAGTAATGATTGGGTCATCAACTGTAACGGTAGTCGAATTTACAGTTGTGGTGCTACCATTGACTGTAAGATTACCCGTTATAGAAACGTTTCCGCCAACGGAAAGATTATTTGACCCAGAAAGAGATACTCCAGCATTGAATGTAGATGTTGCATTTATTGCTAATGCATCTGAGGATTCATTACCTAATGTAAGTGCACTACCATTTAATGTTACATTTCTATTAAAGATAACATCACCATGGACAGTAAGACTACCATCAGTAGCATTACCTTGACCATCTCTACCAATAGTAGTAGCTCCAGATTCACCTAAAACTTGAAATTCTACAGTATCGTTAACTCCAACTTTACCAATAAAAAGATCGTCGCCAATATGGAGGTCATCTACAATACCAACTCCACCAGCAATCCTTAAGTTGGCACCTGGGTCATTTGCAAAAGTTGCATTATGTGCAGCACTTGCACCAATATATTGATGATATTTTACATCAAGGTTGTTAAGTAATGATGGACGAGTGCGAGCAGTGCCAGCATCTTTAACTACGATGCGGTCAGCAACGTAAAGGTCTGTCGCAATACGGACATCTTTCTCAATATTAACACCACCTTGGAATGTTGCATTACCCTGAGTAGTCAAAGTGATGTCAGATTCAGATGCTACGGCATCGACTACAATATTATTTGTGCGCTCAAATGTATTAAATGCGGCAACATTCAATGTGCCTTCAATATCAGTGTTACCAGTTGCTGTATCAATTCGGAATTTTTGGGATGTCCCGTTAGTTATAGTAAAGAATTTCCCACTGACATCCATTAAGAAGTCATTATGAAAAACTACATCATCATCAACATCTAAAGTGCTATTAAATGTTACAGCACCATCGACATTAAAAGCATTATCAAAATCAACAGAATTGACAACGTGGAGAGTGCCTTGGATATCAGTATTTCCGTTATCAGTATCAACTGTAAACTTATTAATATTACCAGCAGTCCGAATAATAAATTCTTTAGCGTCGGCAGAAATGATAAGGTTATCAGTAATTTCAGTCTCAAGTTGCACATCTAATGTGCCCTCAATTACAGTATTACCATTATCAGAATCTACACTAAATTTAGTAACTCCTGCGCCAGTTTGAATTAAGAAGTCTTCATTATCCGACTTCAAAAGAATAGTATCATTTACTTCTAGATAATCTGCAATGGTGACATTGCCCCCAATGTGAGCATTTCCAGAAAGACCAAATCCACCAGTAACTACTAAAGTGCCTGTAGTTGTACTAGTTGAGTTTGTGTTTGTTGTGAGTCGGAGGTTACCAGCAATGAGAGCAGCGTCAGTGCCAGTAAAAACTTCATTGGTGTTAGTCGCATTGTAGAGGAAGCGATACCCGCCAGTGCCATTCCAGATATTAGCATTTGCATAATTTTCATCCCATCCAAAGAAACCAAAACGTTGTTGAGTATCATAATACCTAAATTCGATACCACGGTCTTTATTGTCATCACTTGTAAGAACATCCTCACCACCTAAGGTAATGATAGGGTCTTGGACAGTCATTACAACCGAATTAACAGTTGTAGTTACACCATCTACTTGCAAATCACCACGAATTTGGACAAGACCAGTAATAGCATCATCATCACCTGGGTCAAGAATCATCGTAGCATTACGAGTGCTAAGAGTATTCTGTTGGAATCTATAATCTTCTACGTTAACAAAATAATTACCATCCGTGCTAGTAATAGTGATTTCATTATCAGCAATGATGTTAATATTTGCTAAACCTGTTGTATGTGCATTTTCTGCATAGATATTTAAATTACGAGATGCATTTTCATTGATTTGAAGATGGAAGTCAACATTACCGCTAGTGCGCTTTATAAATTGATTTGTTTTTGAGACATCAAGAGTGATGTTACCAGAGATGGTAGTGTCGAGATTAAGGTCAAAAGCACCAGTAAATGAAGATCCCGAGTTAGAACTGCCATTACCATATTGAGTATCAGCAGCAACAGCGGGATAGGAAGATCCCTGAGGGAGAATTCCAGGTTGATATGGATATTCAGTAGTATTATAACCAACGACACGAAAGACGCTATTACCAGTCCTGTTGTTAACATTAACATGGTTAATAGAGGTAATGCCGTGATATGCATTATTAATCGTACGCTCGGTGTCAAGTTCGAATACCTCAGTAGAACTTTGGTCAGTAAACATCAATCTACCGAGAGATTGTAGTTGTGTATTTTCAATTGCTGCAGCAGCAATTGTTACATGTCCATTTGCATCTACGTCAAAGTCTTCTTGGTCAAAACTCGCCAGACCTTTTTGCTCGATGGCATCAGTACCCAAGTCTCTCCATCCACCTTGATCGTCTGCAGCACCATCCTGGGTGTTGTGTGACGGTTCTCCAAGTCCAGCTGGAATATCCCTAATCGCTGCTTGATAACATCTCCCATTAGTTGCAATAACTTTTGAAAATCTAGGATATGCTGTAGAATTATTATAATTAGAAAATGATGTGCCATTCTTCGCGCCCTGGGTTGCTGTAGCAATGGGTGAAGTATTAGCATAAATTAAACGACCATATCTGTCAACTTGTAAGTTGCAAGTATTAACAGTTTGCTCACCAGTTGTTGCAGATATTTTTGGATTAACTAGCGGGTCCATCGCTGTGATGGGATTGTATTTACCCACAACAACTGTAGTATCTGCAAGGTCAAGGAATGGATTTGCTGTTTGGGCACTACCATTTTGCACAATAATACGACCACTACCACCAGTGATAGTACGATTAACTAAAGTGCCTACAGCTTCACGTGAAATAAATCCAAAACCAGTCATGCTCGCGAGCGATGTCAAGTCAGAATCTAATGCTTGTGCATCAACTATATTATACTGAGCAAGAGTAGTTGGAGTATCAGCATCAACAATACGTCCACGAGAGTCTACGGTAAAACGGGTATATGTGCCTGTAGCATCTAAATCTAGAGGATCGTAGTGTGGAAGAGCAGGAACGTAGTTTAATTCAGCAGTGATTGTAAGATTCGAGGACCCATCAAATGTGCCACTACCTGTCATGTCACCACCAAGGGTGATTTGACGAGCGTTTGCTAGTCTACTTGCAGTTGAAGCATTACCAATAAGTGAAGCAGTAATAGCACCTGCTTCGAAGTTACCATCTGCGTTTCTTTTTACCAGAGTATTGGCAGTATTAGATTCCGACTCAATGGGTCTCTCATACTTGAGAGAGTTCCATGCTGTAACACCATCACCAATTTTGATACGAGATGTATCGATTTCAATTCCCAACTCTCCTTGTGCAAGAATTGGGTTAACATTTGCCCATTGTTGAGCACCATCTCGTCTTAGTTGAATTCTATTTGCCATTGCTTATACGGGTCCTGCAACAACTGGATACAGTCTTTCTTGTTTATTTATGCGTAATAAAAAACCCCCTTATGGGGGCGCTGCATTACTCAGCAGCTTCTTCTGTAGATTCATTAGACCCCTCATCGTTTCCGCCGAGATACTCTAATGTTTCAATTGCTCCTTGGAGTTTGAAAGCAGTCACTTCATTTTCTTTGATTTGTTTCGCCAACTCTTGATTTTGACGAACTAGAGATTCGTAACGAGTACGAAATTGAGTAAGAAGGGTGTCTTGGTCCATGGTTTCTGTCACTTCAGCGGGCATTTTATTCTCCTTTAGTTAATAATTTGAGTAGGTCTTTGATTTCACCGAGATCTGATTTTAGCGTATTAACATCATCTTGTAAAGACTCTAATTTAGAATCTTTCTTTTGACGGCGCTCATATGATGCCATGTAATTATCATACTCAGTATCATTACAATTTACAATTGCATTTGTATCTGGGTCTCGAAACCAACCCTCTCTACCTTCAACAGGTATAAGATTTGGTTTGAAAATATTAATCTTATCGGTTGATGGATGTTGAGGTGGTTGCGAATAAAAAGGACTTGACATAGTATCTAAAAATAATTATAATCAACCTTGTAAGGGTTGCAAAGAGACTCTCTAGTACCTATATTATGTAGCAAGTGCAATAGCACGTAAATCTGCAATGAGTGGCACATTAGCTTGACTCTTAGATCTCATAACAATTTTAACTTGGAATGCGTTAAAACTTAGACCTCTTACTTCATATGAATAATCTTTCCACAAGAATTGGTCTGTAGGTGAAGTATCATATGCTTCTGCTGCATTAATATTACTTGTTGGTAGAGGCATAATTGTCCAACCAAGAGTATTATAGTCTGCTGCGTCGCCAGTATTAAATGCTCTATAGTAAATTTTAACTTCAGTAGTAGGATGACGAGCGATTTGGAAATCAACCTTCAGCGAGCGAGCTTCTTTAGCTAAACGTGCAAGTCTTGTAATATACACAGCGTCATTCTGGTCACCAATTGGGAAGGTAGAAACATCTTGAGTTCTATCAATCTGATTCTGTTGACCATAAACATTAGGTCCACCTGGCCACATATTAATTCTATTGGTTGTGCAGATTAATGAAGTGCGGTCAAGGTCAATACATGGAGAAAGAGTAGGCTTTTCTGTTGTCAATTCAACAGCCATCGTAAAGGATTTATTTCCGTCTAATTCATTATCTTCATTGACCTTAGAAGCAATCATTTGAGGAGATGAGAAAATGTTTTTGTTATTCAATACAACATCTGTAAAGTTTCCATTATTAATAAATGACGCTTGGTCAATTGGAGAAGACCCACCTTCTCCTCCACCATCTCCAACTGAAGTTGCAGTTGTCGTATTTACACGAGCTACAATTTGTGTCTGTGGCAATACCATAGTAGATACTGTTGGAGTCAATACCTCAAACTGCACGTTTTGTGTGCCATAAGCATTAGTGCCACCTGCACGAATTCCATTAGTTGCTACGTGATTAGTGGCTAACATATATGTATCCATCCATGGACACTCAAGTTTTTGGTGAAGTTTATTAATATCAACCAGGGGAATTCCATCAAGATTGTAACATTCAACTACGCTACCAGATGGGTGCTCAACATCAGCAGTGCCGCTTGCTCCTCTGCCGCCAGTTGCAACAGTAATTGTTTGACCGTTATCTGAAATTCCAGCATATTGAATCAACTCATTATTGATTTTAATATAACCAGGATTTAGGTTACCTATAGTTGCTCCACCAATAATTCTGTGGAATTGAGATGCATCTTGAATTTGAATCGTTGATGATCCTACGGTTAAAGTTGTTGTTAGGGTTGTTGGTGGCACTTCAGAAACTACACCTTCAATCAATACATTATTTGTTCGTTGGTGCATACCATGATTTCTATGACGCACTAATACTTCCTTATCATCAGAAGGATAAGAAGGTGCTGCAGTTGGATATGCATTACGAGAATCTCCACTATAATTAATGGATGTAATAGTTGCACTTACACCACTTGGTGCTGTCAAAGTATCTGAAGTGCTAAAGCTCTTACCAACATAGTTAAGGGTTAGAGTATTAGCAGCATAAGATGTAACAACACCATCAGCATTAGATGTGCTGCCAGTGACTATATCACCAACTACGAATGTGCCGTTATAAACGGCTGACAAAACAATAGTTGCTACTGATTGTGAAGATGACAATCCTTGGAATGCATTACCATTAGCATCTAAGAATCCAGCAGAGAAAATACCAGATATATCAGTAATTTTTAATACTTCTGGATTTGAAACTGAATCAAACTCTTTAACCGTAGCAGATGCACCTGAGGGTTCCTGTACAATTCTGGCTCCAACTGTGAAGTTGTAATTCTGGTCAGTTGCTAATACCAATTGCTGGTTTGGTTTAAGAGTTTCAATAGGATTTTCAATTAAGTTATGAATACCATAATTTCCTTTACCTAATTCTGCATTATTAAATATTGCAGTACCAATATTTGATACAAAGTCAGCACGATAAACTGTAAATTTCAAATCTTCATATTGGTCTGCTGTCCACGTTGATGCGTTTTGCGATTTAAATAGCACACCTGCATATGGTTGTTCGGAAATAGTTCTGGTGCCTGATACATCAATATCACCCATTCTAGAAATCCAAACATTATATGAGTTTGAGTCTGATAAGAGCACAAAGCAATATTCTATCGATGACTTAATGTATACTGGAGACCTAAATGTAAATCTAGTTGGAATTGCAGCGTTTTCTGACAATTCAACTTCTATTGGACTTAGCGTAGTATCAGAGAACGGAAGAATATCTTTAGTCGGATATCCATTTTCCATGGTTCGAATTTGCATGGAGATTGGAATAGTATCATCTTTAGTTCTAAAGAATACATCAACACCTGTTAAGAATACTCCGCCTTGCTCATCTACAATAAAGGATTGTGCTAACGGGTCAATCCATCCAATTTGTCTCTCATCTGTCCTAGTAGTGATAACAGTTCTTTCATCCGATACAGTATCTCTAACAAGTTCTGCATTACGTACTGCAAGAATATTTTCACGTATAACTCTTAATTGACCTGAGGCAGTATATGTAGTCTCTGCAGAAGAATCTACCGTGCCAGGCGTTTTATCATTTGTTGGTGATGTTGTAAATCTTACAGTTCTGGTGCCAGTTGCCCAACGTGGATTTGAATCAATTTTTGGAGACGGAATAAAGAATGTTCCGATTGTTTGCCCAATATTATCACAGAGAATACGACGGTCTCTAACAATTGCTCTAGCACCTGATGTTTGTCCAACTAATACTTCACCTGTTAATACATTTCCATAGAAATTTGGATTAACACTTTCTGCCATTGCTGTAATGTCAATATTTAAATAATTGGTTTGTGATGCATAGGATTCTGCAAGTTGAGCGGTGCCGACACCATATGGGTCAGTTTTATAACCATCATTTGCAGGAGCAACACGAAGACGACAACCTGAGGTTTGTCCTATTACAGTTTCGCCAACCACGAATGGAGTTTCATTTGTGTTTGTATCTTGAGTGCTACTCTTTGTCAACTCAATAATTTTTGGTGTTACATAATTTGTAATGTTTACTCCATCAAAGAATAGATACATTCTTGTGCGAGGCTTAGCTCTCTCAATGTTAAAACCAACATTTCTAGAGCGCACCCAAGGAATTACAGATTGCGAAAGGATAGTATCGCCCAATGATTTTTGGTCAACTCTTGGGGTTACTCTTGTCCTTACACCCTGACGTGCTTGGTTATTTACTACCCTCCATGTGCGTCTTTCATGCACGAAGATTGGTTGCTGTCCTTGTCCGTGTCCTAAACGACCGAGACGACGACCACCTTGTGCAAAACTACCGTCGCCCGTGAACTGACTAGTTGAAACTAAAGATTCTCCAGTCCAGTTAGTCTCCCACGACCCCCATTGAATAGGAGCGAATCCGTTTTGGTCAACTTGTAAATCTCTAGAAACAGCAGAAAAATCACCTTCTACGTTTTCTATACGAGCAGGTAGACGATCGATATCCACCCAATCATCTGAAGCAGGGGAAAGGTCAACTCTACCAATAAATGCAAACACGTTGAATGGATTAACATTTTCAGTACGAGATGCATATGGTTGAGTTATAATAGCCAAATCTTCATATGGAAGAAGGACCATATTCCCTACAGTTTTTACAACATCTGTAGATGCATCTAAATTCAATTGTAATGGCACATTTGTTGTATAGTGAGAAGGTCTAAGGAAACCTTCTTTGAAATCCAGAGAGCATTTATAATCTACGTTAAACACATCTCCAATGCTATGGTCTGTGAAATCGTCCACAACATAACCATTCTTTAAACGGTCAAACCCATTGTCATCATATGTTTTTGTATTTTCTGCTTGAGATTCAAGTAAAGAAAGTGCAGTATAATATTCAACATTACGTAGACGAGTTTCTATATCCCCAAGGTCTTTCATCGTATAACGACGAATGATTTCTGGTCTGATGATTACATCTCTTTCTACATCATATACATATGCTCGCATTTCAATAGATGCGAGTAACATAGCATTCTGAATATTATCTGGGGGTGGCAGTTCTGGGTGAGATGCACCATTTACAATCTTTAATTGATTGTCATGAGTTAAGAAAAGTTTTGATGCTCTTGGAATATAATAAGTATAGTCAAATCTAATTTCAGTATTTACTTTAGGCACATCAAAGATTGTAGACCCACCAGCTCCACCTGAAGTATCAAACTGACGAGCACCAAAATCCAATGATGCACAATTTACAAAGAATGGTGCAGTGATAGATCCAGTGCCAGATGCCAATTCTCCAACACCAGGACGGAAGTCAACTTGGTCTCTAATCCAGTTGATGGACCCATCTAATTTATATTTTGGAATATCTTTAAATCCAATACCTGTATATGATTGCGCTGAGAAGTAATCACCAGATGATTCGTGTAAGAAGTAATCAAAGATAACCATTACTTTACGAATCGGTGCCGAAAAACCTGGCAAACGAATCATGCGAGACACATCATAGAAATGTGGTTTCTGTCCCGAATCCAATTCAAATTGAGTAGTAATTACTTTACTACCTTTGAAAATAGATCCCTCAGCATCATCTACAAATCCTACTAATTGGATATTATCATCATCAACTCCATCAATTTGCTCACCTGCTATAAATGGAATATTGTTAAGAGAGATAAAATATAATCTTAATGTGCTGTTGATAAATTGAATAACTCTACCACGTGCACCAGATGTTTTACCAATAACTACACTACCATTATCAAAGAATGTTGGATTCTGCAACACAATGTATGGAGGACTAGCATCAGAATCATCTTCTGATTCGTATACTGCATGAATCTTATAAACATCATTTAACGCAAATGATATTTCATTGTCTTCAATACGAGTGCCGTATAAATTACCATATGCTAGTCCAAATTTCTGCACATCATTATTATTCTGCGTGCGTATAACTTTCATAGCACGCATCTTTGATGCAGTTTTGATTTTTCTAGTAACAATATTTTTTGATATCAGTGCAGTCAATTTAACTGTTTGCACATTAGTCAATCCAGAAATTGTAATTGACTGTCTATCTGCACCAAATGTAACAGTAAGAGTGCCATCATCATTAAGTGCATCAATATCAAGATTTTTTCCGACAGGATATGCAGATCCGTTTTGTGCCAAGATAGTTAAAACATAGTTTTCATTATCTAACGATGCAAATTGCTCAGATTCTGGCAGAGATACTGTGATGCCACCAGCAACTACTGTCTTATTAGTAAACGTGCGATATACAAAGAAGGATTCATCAGTAATAGACCTCATAGATACGCGAGCGCAGTCAACAGACATCTCACCATCTTGATAATCTTTTTGGAAGATAAATGGTCTTAATCTAGTAAGAGATGCAAATTCTCCACTAGCCACCGTGCCTTTTTTAAGCGCAGAATCAATCTTCGCTACTTGAGTTAGATAATTAAAAATGTGTGATGATACTGGTGCCCCAGTATACGCATTTCCACTGCTCACGGAAATTTGTGTTGGGTTTACTCTTGTAATTCTAAGAGTATTATTACCTGTTGGAGTAGTATTAGTAGGAGTAATTACATCACCAGGTCTTAAATCATTAGCAAATTTTGTACGGAATCCAGTAATAGTGCCGCCAGTCTGGTCAATTGTTACTGTGGATGATTCAATTTCTTGCTGGTCATTTAATTGCCAGTTTGCTCCAAAAATAATTGCATTGTTATTATTTCTACCACGGCAAGTTCTAACATCAGTAAGATTGTAAGTATGTGCAGCGGTCATAGTGCCAACTACTCTGTTATCTCTCAGAAGCACTTCTCCATTTAAAAATACTCCCGAAACTTGCTCAAGCATACATGATGTACCGCCAGGGGCTTGAGCAACAAATCCTCTAGCACCACTTGTCCTTCCTACTAATACATCTCCAACTATTACCGCCTGATTTCCTGCTGCAAAATTAATAGCAGTAAACATTTGTGGATCGAAAATCCACATATCATATACCTCACCAGAATCTAGTTGCATTTGAATGGTGCGTGTACGCCCAATCATTGTGCCTACAACCGTATTGGTGGTGCCAATAGTCCAATTATCATATAATTCAAGCACTTGGTATGCTTTCGTGACTCCTTCTCCAGTTAAATCTGGCCAACCATATACATCATATACCTTAACGAAGTTACCTACTCTGAATGAAAGAATGCTATTTTGCACACTTTCATAATCTCTTGGTTTTGGGCAATCTACATACTGAGGCACTAAAAACTCAGTTCGATATCCTTTAACGTATGCTCTTCCAGGAGATACTTCAAATGTAACAAAATCATCAGACGCTAGATTTTTCTGTGCTGACAATTCTCCAGGGCGATACACACCATTATTAAATCCATCATCAAGTTGCTCTCGTGCTTTAGCTGTAATTGATTCAATTACATAATCACCAGATTCTTCATACGTGCGACGTGCAAGACTCTTTTCTAACTCAGAGTATGCAGTTGCATTAACAAATTGCTCAACCTTACTATTATTAATACGAAGTAATTCAATGAAATTTTTATCAGTTTCATCTGAAATTACTTTCTTAGTAAGAGATGTTTTAATTCTGAATCTATGTCCACCTGGTGCTGCATAGTTTGACGACCCTGCTGCATTGTCATTGAGCTCGGGGTCATCCTCTGGAGTGACAATTGATTCGCTTATTTCAAGACCAATTCTATATGATGGATTATTACCATATTGGTCAAGAATCAAATATGCAGATTGGACATCTACAAAATGCCCTCTCATAAAATATACACCAGCATTAATATATGCTGATGATGCAAGTGAAGTGGCGTTTGCTGGTAAAAGTTGAGCAAACGGAGACCCGATTTCAATTAAGGTTGCACCAAATGTGATTTCTTTTTCTGCAAGAAGTTGCTCATTTGGTTGGAATGTTTTAAAATTTTCTGTTGATACAGTATCACCCGAGTCAACGTATTTTACATATAATGTGATATAACCACGATCCGATTCTTCTGCTGAGATTGAATAAAGTACTTTTGCTTTAACTCCCGTAGTAATACCTTCAATAATTTGCCCATTCAATTGCTCTCGATACGTTTCAATATCAACACCAAGGAATGATTGCTGAAGAATAACAGCTTGCACATTAAGGTCATAACCAACTTGTCCTGGGATGACCATGGACCCTTCTTTAAAGAAGTGTTGACCAATCGATTCAATCTGATTCTGCAGAATCGATTGCATGGTAGTGAGTTCTCTTGCCTGAATAGGAAATCCAGGTCTAAAGAGGACTCTGTAGAAATTCTTGTCCTTATCAAAGTCGTCAAAATAAGGAGCGATATTCAGGTTAGTATTCTGCGGCATGTTAGAACTCTACTACGATCTTGATGTCTTCGATTTGGTCACCAGCACGAGTAATCGCACCTCTATTATCTATGTAAATAATTTGCCCAGAATTGGGCTCAACTTCTGGTTTTGCATAACCATTGGTAAATGACATACCAAGGTCAAACTCCGTATTGTTAATAACTCTAGTTGAAGATCCAGATACAATTGGGAAGTTAATATCGGGGTCAGCTGATGCACCAGAGGTGCTACCTACAACTGGGTTTCCTCCTTCAAATTCAATTAAACTACCAGTAAATTCTGGGAAAATACCATCAATTCTATTTTGATAATACTTCAGCACTTTTGTGCTAGTATTCCAAGAAATTACTCGACCCCTAGCAGTTACCTGCTGTCCACCGATAGTGCGTGATTGTGTAATAATTTCATCTGTTACAAATTGCCCAGTGAATGTTGGAGGGAAAATAACTGCTTTAGTTGCTGATAAGGTAATTTCAGCAGCCAATTCACTTGTGCCATACTTGTATGGATTAATAAGAAGACCAATACGACGATAGTCATTATCTGTTGGGAAGTCACCACTTCCTTCAGCATAGGTAAACTTAGTATTAATCATTACTCTATATCCACCCATCTCAGTTGATGGTTGATACCCGTGACCTCCAGTTGGGGAGATAATCACCTCAATACTACCGCCAGTGCCAGTGCCAGCTCCAATACCATTTACTTCATCAATAATTACTTTTCCGAAAGTATATCCACTACCACCTGAAGTAACTGTTGCAGAAACGAGACGACCACCATCTACAACTAAGGAGACTCTTCCTCCAATACCATCTCCTTTAATTGGCACATTTTCGTAGGTGCCATTGTTATATCCAGATCCTGAAGATGAAATAATAACAGTATCAATTTCACCCCCAATAGCATCAGATACTACAGCGGTGTCTTGCAACACTGGCATGTATTCATTTGAGAAAAATTTCAGCACCATACCAACTGGAATTGTATACATATACTTCCAACGGTATCCATCTGCAGTTGTGATAATAGATGTAGATGTCCCTGTTGGCTCAACAGTGGATGGTTTACCGTTGGGGTCTGAAGGTGACGTGCCGTTATAGATGCACTTATATACTTGATATGATGAGTTTACAACATAGAAATCAGCATCATAAAGTTTGGTTGCACCAGATGATGCTGTTTTTGTTGCACTATAATCATGACGATACATGTCATAAACGTATCCTAGTCCACCAGTTGTTTGCTCAGGTGGAATCCAATCAATTCTACGAATAACTTGAATTGTGTCATTTGCAAGCACTCTCTTCAAAGAAATCATATCAGAAAATGTATCTCCGAATTCTTGCAGAGAATCAATCGGGTCTGGTGCCGCATTTTCATTATCCCATGGTTGTGGACGACCAATGAAAACATAAAGACGGTCACGGTCACTGCCAGCATCAATATCAGGCTGAGTAGGGTCTGGACCCTCCAATGCTTTGATAAGACGATTGGCAGTAAAAATTCTGAATTGATCAGTAAGTAACGCCATTTTATACCAGTTTGCTTATAAGTTTATTTATGATAATTATTCAGGCTCATTTCTGACGAATGAAGTGTATGCAACAGATATAATTTCTGCTTCAGCACCACTTGTAACCCCTTCAAGTGTTTCTCCAACTGCAAATTTATACACAAGATTATTATTAGTAATATTTTTTACAGTCAAAATAAACTGTCCTGGTTTACTGCCAACTCGTCTAGAAACAGTAGTTGCACTTACGCCTGATGTACTTCCTGTAACTGTTTCTTCACCACCACTACCTGGTACTGAGAATAAGGTTACTGTATCGTATTTTATTACAATATCAGCGGATGAAACATGAGGGTCACCATCACCTAATTGACCAGCAGATTGCACAGTTGCAAGTAGTCCACCACTAGGACTACCATCGTATAGTTGGTCTCCTACTTGGAAAAGGGTAGTATTAGTGCCACCTAGATTTTCCTCAATACCATATTTAGATGATGCAATTCCACCATCTAAACTAATTTGATTGTCAAATTCTGTATTATCATTAATTAAGTCTGCAATACCGTCACCAGTAATTAAATTTCCGTTGGAATCTGTATATTGCTCATCATTATCTTCAAATTTTCTATTAAGAATAAATGATATTGGGTTAGTAAATGCAACAATATTTTGCCCCTCTGCTTCAACTAAAGTGTGCGGAGCAACTCCAGTTCCAGATGCAGCAGCGATGCCAGCAGAAAATGCGATAATTTTTGATTTCTCATTAGACCTACCACCATCAATAAATGATAGTGCATCAACCTCAAAAGTTAAATATAATGCTCTTTCTGCTGGATTCCAATCATATACAATTGGCTTTCTATTATTAGCATTTTCAACTGCACGTCTAACCTTATCGGTTACTTGGAATTGATAATTTGAAATTCCTGTATTTGGGTCATTTTGCAAACTATCAAGGATAATTTTTTGGTCAAAACGGAAGTTAATTCCTCTATCACATCCAGTAAAGGAAATTGGTGTTTTTCCAGTGTATCTAATGATTTCTTTATTTAAGAGAATTTTTCCAGACCCCACATATGGGTCCGTTGTTTCTACAAAAATTTCATCGTCGTCTATTGTGACATTTTTAAGAAGTCCTGTTAAATCATAAATTGTAGTATTTAATGACCGTCTATTTCTTGTGGTTTTAACTAAATCAGTATTTCTTGCAAAAACAACTTGAGGGGTATTTACATATCCACTACCACTAGATAAAAGATTGATGCTAGTAATTTTTCCTAAATTAATATTCGCACGTGCAGATGCACCAGACCCTCCACCACCAATTAATTGTATGATGGGAGCAGTTTCAAAAAACTCACCTTGGTTTGTTAATGTAATACCAGATACTTCACTAAATCTGTTTACAGATACAACACCACTAGCACCCGTGCCACCTCCTCCTCCAGTAATAACAAGGTTAGTATCAGTCTCTGTATAATTTCTACCATACTCTTCAATAGCAAGACCTGTTATCGATCCTGTAATTGGTATCAATTCACTACCAGATCCAGCTCCTCCTACGATTTCTGCAGTTGCATTATAATATTCATCTCCAAATTTAGTTACTTGGATATAGTCAATTCCTCCATCTGGTTTAAGGAATATTCGACCAGCAGCTTGTACTGAAGCATTTGCATCTGTAATTACCAATCGAAGTGGGTTATAACCTTCTCCTGGATCTAAAATTTCAACAGCAGTAATTTCACCTAAAGATCCTTGAATTACTGGTCTTAAAACTGCCTCACGAATTGGAGTGCCACAATTTTCGATACGAAGTCTAGGTGGATTAGTTGGACTATACCCTGTACCACCATTAATGACATATACTTCTCTTACCCCAGAAATACTATTAAATACTGGGAATATTTCTGCGCCACTTCCAGGTACTGTTTTTGCCATTTATTATACGACCACGAGGTTTCCTATCATGCCTGGGTGTTGGGTGCATTGATAGACATATGTCGTGCCAGCAGCAAGAGACATAGGCACAGTCCAAAATTGCACACCATTGAGTGACCCAGTTACTCCAGTAGTAACAGAACTTCCTCCACTACTTTGACGTAGTGCAAATGGGTGCGCTACTCCAGATTGATTATTAAATCTATAGGTAAATCCTCTATACACATAAATTGTCGGATTGGAAGTGTCACTTGAAACTCCAGGTCCAGTAAATTTATAACCTCCACCAGTAGTGCCAGTAATAGTCCATCCAAGTGTTGGACTAGGTGTAATTACAGATTGACCATCAGCATCGAAAATAATAGTTTTGTTTTCTGCTATTGTGCCATTAGTCCAAAACTGAGCATTTGCTGTAATTGTATTTGTTGTTGCTACAGTGGTAAGACCTAAACCGCCAGCAATGGTTAATGTAGAAGTTGCTAATTGTGCTGTGGTATTCCCAGTATCTCCAGCAACAGTTTTATAAACTTCTTGGACAATGTTTGGTTGACTATTAGTTACAGTTAAATTACTACCATTAATTGCTGTAGTAATACCTGTGCCACCGACAATATTGATTGTTGCCGATGGTGTAGATGCAGTATTACTCCCATTGTCAGCCCCAATAGTGCCAAAGGCATTTTGAGTTGGACCTCCCAATTCTCCAGTGAAATCGACAGTAAGAGTATCTCCACTAATAGAAGTTGATATATTTGTTCCACCAGCAATTGTTAAAACATCTGTAGGTGCACTGGCAGTAGTTTGTCCACTATCTGCAAAAATAGATAACCATTGATTTACGACACCACCACCGCCGCCCCCCTCTCCTAGTAAATCATTAGCAGGGGCCCAGGATTCTCCATTCCATTTTAATACTTGACCTGCTGAAGGACCACCTCCAACAGTCATGTCAACATCGAATAATTCTCCAATTGATGACCCATTATCAATTAGTTGAGTCCAAGAACCGCCATGGGCATAATATGCTCTTTCTGTTTCATGCACATGAGCAAACATTCCATGATGACTAGTTGCATTTGGTAAATCAGTTATATCATCATACACATTAGTGTATTTTAATTTACCATCAGCACCATCAATATAAGTGTATGCACTACCAGTATTGCCTGCCCAAAATTTAATATCCCCTGTGCCATGCGGCTTAATTACTATATCACCATTTGTTTGTGATATAATTCTAAAACCTTTAACATTTAAATCTGCACTTAACGCATCAAAATGACCTTCTGCAAAGACTGTGCCATTCCACTTGAGCACTTGTCCATCTACAGGATTATTAACATTCACTAAAAGATTAGTATCATTGCCTAGATTGGTATAAATTTCATTGATTACGCTATTTACTTTAATAGCGCCATCTCTAAGACTGTCTCCAGTCCCATCATTGGCAGATGTACCTATGTTAATATTTTGTTTAGCCATTGATAGTTACTCTTTACAGTGTTATTTAGGTGCCGTCAAATCTTTGTGAAGTCGAGTCAAATCTTGATGATGAAGAATCAAATCTATTGTTTAGACTTCCACCATCTCCACCACCAGTGACTGTTAGGACTGCTGTATTTGAATCTAGGGGAGAATTTGATGCAGTACGATTTGTAGGCACTCCTAAAGGTCCAGTAATACGACATCTGTATCGATACCCAGTCATATATGCTAGAGCAGTTATAGTATATGTGCTATTCGTTGCTCCAGTAATAGCAGCAAACGCAAAACCGCCATCAGTCGATCTAAACCATTGATATCCAATTGAAGTTGCTGCTTCGCTTGTAACCACTTGACCTTGTACAGTAAATGTTACAGATTGATTAGCATTTACAGTTGCATTTTGTGGTTGTAACGTGAATTGAAGAGTTGGTCTGACGTAATCAGGTGGTGGTGGAGGCGGCGGAAGCTCTGGAGCTCTTGCTCCATTTCCTGGCGGTGGGTCAATAGTTTCCCTAGTAGACGTGCCAATTATATATGGAAATGCAGGCTTTCCATTAGAATCAATAGAAATAAAATATGCATACGTGCCATCTTGATATTCTGGAGTTATACAAAATCTTCCGTTATGTATATCCAGGTCACCTAAACCCTCTTCATATCGCCAATCCTGCATTAATGAGCCAGCAGGAGGATTTTGAAGTGTAGCACCATATTGTGGTCTTCCAGAAACTTCAGTATTTCTAATCTCAAAAGATGAAGTCAAATATTTGACTCCACTTAAATTATCCCAAGGACTGTTGTATGCGTATGGTCCGTATATGGGGAATCCATCAAATGAAAATCCTATAATTTTTGAATGTCCATCTGGATGCCTAATATTATCACCATTATATTGGGAGCTTCCATAATAATCATTATAAGTAGACATCGCTCCAGAGGTTCGCCAACAGGTTAAAATAGAACTATCCTGGTAGTGGTATTGACCTGTTACATCTGGTCGTCCACCACAAGTATCTTCACCGAAATTAATAGGAGTTGTAGAATCCTGCCTGTATGTATTCCAATTAAATCCAAATGGTGGATTTGCAGCAGTCCCTGCACTTGGATTGAATAATACTACTCCATTTGCTGCAATTCCAATAGCACCAAGTGGGGTTGCCGATCGCCCATTTCTTTGGTCATAGTATGTGTATGTGCCAGTTGACGCTGCTTGATTTGTCATAATCAAATCAAGTCTATTATCTGCAGCTAACCAACACCTATCAGCAATCGATGTAAATGTAGTGCCAGTAAATAAAAATTTTCTTTTTATTCCATCACTAAAAACAAAGAAGAGATGGTCTCCACTTCTAATTTGATTATTAACCCCAAACAATGCATTATCTGCTACAGATAGAGTAATACTTCTAATAAATCCAGTTTGCGTCCAAGCATTACTATCAAATGTACGTGTAACTCCAAAAGTGCCACCACGATATAAAAACTCATGATCAAAATCTTGCTCTGTTACAGTATTTGTATTATTCTGGTTTGGAAATGTGCCACGACTTACAGGTCCTGGAAGATTATCCGCAGACACTGCAAGTCTTTTTGTAGCATTGTTGTAACTGGCGTTTGCAGGCATGTTTTTCCTTTTATTTAGATGTCATCAAAAATATTTGATGGATTAAAGTTATTAATTACTGTTGCTCCTGTCTGCACAGTAATAATTGCAGACAACGAATAAGTTGGCGCAGCACCAGCAGCAGTAATTGCAACTCTAAATTCATCATTATCATCAGATTGAGCAGCATTCAATGTAATATATGTTGCTTGGTTTGCTCCAATAATATTAGACCAAGTTACAGCACCATATTCTTTCTTCTGCCATTGATAATTTAGAGTTTGATTATTAGATACCGTAGCAGCAACTGTAAATAATGCAGTTTGACCTTGGTTAACAGTTACGTTTACAGGGTTTTGATTGATAGCGATAAAACCAGGAGGAATAGGATTATCAATAATATCATCATTTTCATCGGGGTTGTAAATATCAATACCACCATTAATTGGAGTGCCAGTTGGAGAAACAAAATCATCTGGGACAGTTGTGTCTACAGCAACAACTGGATTCTTATATCCAACTCCAGGAGTTTTAACATCAATTCTTGTGATACCCATCAGAGCTTTAATTCTTCCATCAAAACCTGAGGATGAAATTATATCTACGTTGGGGCGTGTTGTATATCCATTACCAGGATTTGTTAAAATTGCACTTGTTAGTTGACCACCTTTAATTTGTGCTAGTGCAGCAGCATTTCTACCTTTAACCGACCCAGTATATTCAAATGTTACTAATGAGTTAGAAGACTCAATAACAGCAACTTCACGAGCAAATTCTTCACCTTCAATGAATAATTTGTCTCCAGATTCAATAGGTGGCACCACATCTGCAGCAATAACATCAGCATCACTACCGATATATGAGAATCCTACAAACGATGCTCCAGATCTTGGCACTTCTGAGAAAATAATTCTAGACCCAACTAATCTATAAGCAACACCTGGTTCTTGAATAATTCCATTCAGAGATACAAGAATATTATTTTCTGGTAAAATAGTAGCAGAAGACGACCCTTCGGTTAAGGTTAGTGAGTAGAAAAGACCGCCACGCTTTAAGTTAAACGATGAGCGCAATGAATCAAACTCAAAGCTAATATCATCTAGTTGACGAAGTTTACCTATGTAAGACCCAATAAATTCTGACCCAACTTCAGGTGCTTCAGTAAATTGAATTTTATCAGAGAATGCAATATAAGCATTTGTAGGACCAGGTGGTTGTAAAACAGCATTTACATATACAAGTAAATGTCCTGCTGGATCTGGGAAGTATGCTTCTCCATTATTAATAGTCAGACTAAATGTTGTTTGAGATCCATCAAATCCACGGAAATATCTATCAACTCTACCTTGGAGAATAGTTGCTTTGGATACGCCTGCGCCCCATCCATAATCTGACTTAACAGTCATGTTATTAACAAAGTCACCAACTGCGTTTTCTACCCAGATTTTCGCAGTAATCCCACTTTGCTCAATTGCAACAACTTTACCATAAGAAGTATATCCAGTATTAGTGTAAGAAATTGTGTTTGCGTAAACTGTTGGGAAGTTAGACCCGATATCAACTTTACCAATATTATTTGAGCTGATAGCAACTTCTGAAATAGGTGCTCCTGTTCCAACATCAATCAAGTTTGCGATAAACAATCTATGGATATTATTGATAGTATCGTTAATATACTCTGTCACGGTAGCTTTGAATCCAGGATTCTTAATCGTAGTTCCTTGAAGCAGATATACTTCATCTCCAGGTCTAAATGTATCGGCAACACCAGTATCCGTAATTGCAACTCCTAACTCTAATTGATAAACATTCGTTCCGTGAATATACTGATTCAATTGAAGTTGAGTGCCAGAAATACCTTTGACATCAAGAATATAATCGGTCAAACTTCCATAAATTACATCACCAGTATTCCAACTATTCTGAATAGTCTCAACATCAATTGTGATACGTCCTCCTGTATTCCCTGTCAATGTGCCGCTCTTATTTACATATTCGGTAATGTATGCTTCCGTTGCATCATTTTCTGCAAACAACCATTGATTTGCTGCGAAATCACCAGACTTGACATTTAACAACATCCTGTCAGAAATAGCAGCAATTTCAGCAGTCGTGCCACTAGTAATACCTAAGATGGTATCACCAATTGAAATAGTGCCAATTTTGTCAATGATATTTACAAATGTTTCACCATCATCATTTGTATTTTTGGTTTGATAAACATATCCAGTATTAGTTGTTGCTCCTTGGACTACAACTTGCTCACCATTTATAAAGTTGTCATATACGCCCAATGTTTCAGAGACATCAATCAAGTCATATCTGTTGAATGTTTTGAATATCTTGGCCAGATTCTTCTGCACAAACCCAACCTCAGCAGATGCTTCTGAAGTAACTCCATAGATTATATCAGATAGATTAAATCCTCCAAGCACTGGTGTATCTGATGGGTCAACTGCAAAAATAGGATCTTTCTGTACAACTCCAGATCTTCTAACAACCTGTAAAATTTGTGCTCCAGTATTTGTAGTGCTTACCTCAAATTTTCTAAATCTTCCATCATGAATATAGTGGGCACCAATTTCAAACCAACTTGCTTCTGCATTAATTACATAGAAGTATTCATTACTTTGCAAACCAGTAAGAGGAGTTGACGATGCTGGGACATATTGGAGAATATCTCCTCTACGGAAGAAGTTAGGACGATTAATTCTAATTCTATATTCAGCACGCTCGTATCCGACTTCTATCAATGGTAAGAGAGTAACAAGTGCTGGGTCAGTATTGTAATCAATTCCCATATTGTAAGTATTCTTAAGATTTACTGCATGAGCAGATGCTTGGAATGTTACTTTTGCTTCAGTTGGGAATTTAGAATTTCTTAATGCAAATTCAATCGGGTTAAGAGAAGAATCTATAATAAATTCTGCAGCTTCTTGATACCATTCTAATCTTCCAGGTGGGTCATAAGTGGTATATGTTGCCCACGCTGGGTCACTACCTAGTAAATACATTGCACTCTTAATGTATTCTCTGAGTCTTGTAATGCAATATATTAAATGAGACCTAGTTACAGTGGGGAATGCAATAAAGTTTCCTTCGCCATCAAACCAACTCTGCAGCAAGTAGAATGTTGCCCCATTTCCTCCAGTAATCATGTCATAACGAAGTGCTTTAAGGACATTATTACAGAATCCAATCGTTAGATTTGTTGTGCCATAATATGAAGTAGTTTTATCAAGTGCTCTTGTAGCAATTGCTGTTTGATTGAAGAGAATCATATTTGCAACCATTTTTGCATTCTCTGCACCAGCACCTAATGTCTCAGACATTAAGGTAAACAGCGTATCTATCGCAGACACAACATCATGGCAAGTGCCATATTGATATATGGTATTATTTGTTGGTTTAAATGTTCTAGTTATACTTGAAAGATAATTAATATTACTATTTGCTGCATTTTCAATAGTATCAATTAATATTTCCATTAATGTATTGATTGCAGAAGCAACTTCTGAGCATGTAGCATTCCAAGTACTGGTTGCACCACTGCCACCGCCAGCAGAATCAAATGTAATACTTAAATCACGCTTAACAGATTCTGGAGTAAATTTAACTGGCCAAACTATTGGTAAGGTATATGTACGAGTTGCAACCGTTGCTGGAGTTTGAATACCACTGGTAACTTTTTGCATTAAGGTCGTAATATCAGCAATAACTGCTGCTGCCTCATTACCAGTATAACCTGGGTCTACTAAACGACCACGATAGTAAGACATGGTGCCAGTAATTTGGTATGGCCATGCTGTAGTTGGCTCTCCATTTGGTACTGCAGCTGCAGTTGCTGCAAACGTTCCTACGTTACCATTAGACCAAAGTCCTGCTGCAGCGCCAAGACCAGTATTTAAAACACCAGGTGTAGATGCTTCGCCAACAAGGTTACCATCAATAAACAATCTAACTCTTCCTGGTCCAGTTGCAATATTACCGCCAACTCTAACTTCCCAGACTAATTCATGTTGGTTACCATCCATGTAACCAGCTGTAGTCAATGTTGAGACAGGAATATCTAACATTGCTAATCCAGTATCACTAGTATAACTTGCACCTCCAGAATATGCAGTAGTTCCAGTACCTGCACGTAATCTTAAATAAGTGCCATTATCTCTGAAACCAATCCATGTGCCCTGGGCAGTGCTACCACCTTCAAATAATACACAATTCACTGGAGTAGTTGATGGAAGTATCGTAACACAACGAGCAACAAAATCGTCACTGTTATCCATACCAGTGCTAGTATTGTCAGCATTTTCAATATTATTTGTACCTGCTGCAAACGTTCTGGTGACTGAGTTATTAAATGCAGTAATAATAACTCCAGTTGTTTGATTTGAATTTCTCAGTTGGTTTGTTGGATTTGGTGCAGCATCATAATATCTTTGAATATTAGTAGACCCAGAGTTATTTGTAATTGGAGCATCTTTAATTGCCTTAATTGCAAGATCTCTAGCTCTATTCAAAATCCAAATAGTTTGAGCTGATTGAGATGTAATATGCTGTAAATTACCAGAATAGTTTACATAGTATTCTGTAGCATATTGCATCCAGTTATCACCACCATACTTAAGGTTAAATACCAGAGCTTCTAAGATATCAGTAACATCATGCACACAGTTAATTGAGCCACCTGGAATTACAAGAGTTGGATATTGTTGTTGTCCATCATATACTGCTTGCTCGGCAATATAACGAATATTTCCATCAATTGCATTACCGCAGTCTGCAAAAATAGTGTCTTTTGGATTCTGCTCATAGCTTTCTACAGCTGTAGTAGATCTATTTGTGCCAGGAATATAATCTCTACCGAAAGCATTTCTCATTGTTAGAGTTGCAATATCTCTAACAATTTTAAACGTTGTTACAGATGCTTCCCATTCAGACTCAATATGTCTAAGAGAATTATTTTCTGGCTCAATATACAGTGATGCTGCTCCATATATTCTATCATTGCAATCATACAGTAAATCATGGATAAGTGCATCTAATACATCTTTAACATCATCTTCACAGTTAACGTGCCCTCCAGGAATTTGTAAATCTCCAAATTTAGATAGATTATTCATTATTGCAACTGCTTCTTGAGCAATTAATTCTTTATTAGACTTGATTAAATTAGTTGCATCAATGAATCTATCATTTTTGACACGATTGGTTTGTGGATATCCTTCATCATCAATAGTAATTGTTGTATCACGATATGCATTTTTCGTAGTATATTGTGGCTCATAATAGTCATCTTGCACCCAGGTTGGCACCCCTAAACCAGCAGCAGTTTCACCTGGGTTCAACAGAAGATTATTAATTGCATATTGGCACAATTCTTTTGTCCTATTAAATGCATCCAACATTGGATTTAATTCATCTTCAACAAACAAAATATTCTTTTGACTATCGAGATAATTGTCAATTACAGTTTGTGTTTGATATGTGCCGCCTGTCGCTAAATCAGCAATAATTGCTGGAATAATATAAGTCTTAATATCTTTCTTACATGCGGCATCTCCACCAGGAATAATCAGGAAATCTACTGCAACACCACCAAGAGTTTGGACATATTTGTTCTGAATATAACCAACAACTTCATCAGCAATATAATCGCGGTTTTTCCAAATAATAACTCCAGAATCACGGAATCTATCAGGAGATGGTGCAATAACCTCCAACATGTCATCCATAAGTTTACGGATTTCATCTTGCACCGCTTGTGATGCAGGTGAAGCAAAATTATTTGGAATACGAAGTCTATCTGAATATGCACCAGTCAAATCACTACTTACTGTAGTGATTACATCAATCATAATATTGCTTACTTCATCCCAAGTATATACAGTTTGAAGAATTTCATTTCCAATATGCTGCAATTTACCAGATGTTGTCAGATATGTACGAGCAGTATATAAAGTATTATAATTTCCTCCAGTTTCTAAATCTTTTACCAAAGCTGGAATAATAAAATCTCTTGTGTCTCTTATGCAGTAATTTGTGCCACCATATTGATTACTTCCTGGGTCATCTCCAGGCATAATGAAATCAGGAAACTGAGTTTTCATGCGTCCAACTGCTTCATCAGCAATCCAAGCTGAATTCACACCAATAATTTTTGCACAATCTCTGTATTCTTTTCTACCAAGGTCAATATCTTTAATTACAAAACTCAAATTCTCATAGTCTACTACTTTGATAGTTGAGCTATACACATTAACACTAGTTAACGTTGCATAAGTGTCTGTTGTCGAAACAATAAGTGGACCTTCTCCATCCAATCCAAGCACAATGTTACTATCTGTATAATCAATTTGTGTTGGGGGTGTGAAAGCACCAGTATGGTCTGACTCGCCCTTCTTCACATATACATTATCCATATATCCAGTAAATGCACTGGTGCCCTGGAAACTAGATCCAACGTAGCATGGTGCATACTTATAATTGTTAGTATCTGCATAATTAGACCCAACTTGTGCACCATTTACATATGCCTGAAGGACATTATTAGTTCTTACGACTGAAACGTGATACCATGTGTTTGCCGTATTAAATACATCTGCACTAATGATTAATGATGTTGTGCCATCATAAACTCTGAGTTTTTTATTATCCATGATAACTCTTAACCCAGAATCAACAACCCTTCTTAAATCAAAGATATGTTGGGTGCCAGTGATACCAGATGGTCTAATCCAACCCTCAAGTGTAAAATTATCTACAGCACCAAAATTAAAATCATATGATTCTGCTGCACTAAGATATGAGGTGCCAGAGAATTTGAGAGATTTTGTGCCACTTAATTCTGCTTTCTTAACAACAACACTTTGAGTAACACCACCTTGATTTGTAAGAGTTGAATTTGTAATATACTCACCAACTTGGAATGTTCCAGTGATTGGTCCAGCATAAATCCACTTCAGTCCTGTATTAGACCCAATTGCTTTGAAAATTGCATTACTAGTTACACCTTTAATCTGGTCTCCAGTTGTGAATAATCCTGTAGATTTATTCTTAAAGGCAAGTTTAGTTGACCTAACATTTTCACCGTCTTCATATGTGCCATCAGTAATACTTGACAGTGCATTAATGTTATCCAGATTTCCAGCAACGATGGCATCAACTGCAATATCAGTAAGTGTTGCAATATACGATTTAACATCAGCACAGTTTGCAACATCTTGATTATTACCAGAACTATAGTTTGCGTCATAAGTATGACCTGGTGCAGTACCACCGTAACTCAGAGGGTCGTTAAGATTGTAATTAGGACTGACAGGAGAAAGAATCTTATAGTATAAGAGATTATTAATTGCTCTATATGCAAGGTCTCTTGCTTTTTCAAATGCAACAACTGACTGTGCTTCTTCATTAACTAAACCATTTGTAATAGGTTGTCCACTAGTATTGAAATATTTTTTAGTGAATTTTACAATGTTATAGTTTCCACCTCTATCTACATCATCTGCAATAGCATCAATAAAGAGACCAATATCGCGACGGCACTTAATTTCATTAGGAGAATATGTGCCTAGGTCTTCATCTGGTAATTCAGTGAGGTCGCCATCACCCAAAGCAACATCAACTATCTCCCAAAGTGTTTCAAGAGCGTCTTGTACATCTGAGCAGACATCGATATTTGTGTTACTTGTATTACTTCCATTTGTGCCATATGGGTCATTTGGTGATGGGTCTGCAGTGATTGTTAAATCTTGATATCCAACCCAAGAATCTGTAGAGTTTACTGCAGTAATAGTGCCAGCCAGTTGATTAGTAATTGCTTTCTTCATCCAGCTCAGTGCTTTTTCGTAAGCGAAACGAGTCTCTAATTCTTGAGCATTTACATAAGTGAAAGTGCCATTGACAAAATATTGCAAAGTGAATTTTCTAGTATATACATTTCCCCCACGGAAAACGTCAATTGACAATGCATCTACGAAATAAGTAAGATCTCTCTTGCACTTATTAACATTTGGTATAGTTGCTGATGGATACTGGGTCTTCATATCATCATATGCCATACCCACAATCAGATTTTTATTTTTCTGAATCATTCTATAAGCATCTGAATATCTGCTGAATGGATTTGTAATAACATCACCAGGGAAGTAAAAGTCTGGGAATTCCACAGCAATTTCAGCTTCAGCAAAATCAATAATTTCTTGCTTATTGAATTTAATCATGTCTGATGCATCTTTAAATCTATTAGTAGCACTTCCATGATATGCCGAAACGGGATTTGCATAAACTACTTTTTTGTTTGCAACAAATTCTTCGTCTACTAAAGTGCCATTAGCAAGATCTGTATATTCAACTTCTGTGCTTCTTACATCTTCAAAACTTAAGAAACTGGAATTAATACGTTTATCTGAGTCATATAATTCTGTTGGAGTAATAGATGATTTTGAAATATCATCAAGGATAATATTGGGATTGGTAATACTAACTAAACGCTCAAACAGCAATCCGTAAAAAGTTGACCCTTGGTTGAGAATTAATTCTTCAACAGGTTGATTAGTTTGTGGGTCAACATAAGGTGAAATATATGTTACCTTACCAGCAATTTTACTAGATGCTGAATAAATGAAGTCGTTTAATTTAATATCAAAAATTCCTGTCTCATATTCAGCAGTGCCAGATGTTTTACTTACAACTACTCTATCTGTTAATTGACCATTATTGACATTAACTTGATTGATAACTGCCGTATTTCCACTTAAATTAGTAACTGTTTCCTCAAATCTAAAGATAGTTTCAGTATTAAGAAGAGTTACTGTTTGTACTAATGCAGAGAATAAATTTCCTCTAACAATTTCTTCATTCAATTGGAATGACCCACCAGTAAGATTAATAACATCAATATGATTTGTGCCAGAATCAATTACTGTAGCAATAACATTACTATTATTGCCCTTTACTTGTTGCCCTAATGTTGGGAAAATACCATAATTAGTAGCACCAACCTGTGCACTATATAAAGCAATTCTATAAATCGGTATAGGAGTAATTCCTAATGTTTTATAAACTACCTTAGATGACGGTTTAGGTGGCTCTGAGAATACAATATTTCCGCCAACTACTTGATATGCATCTCCAGGAGATTGAATTACACCATTCAGTGTAATAAGCAACTGATTAGTATTAATTACTACTTGCTCCCCTTGAATCGTTAATGGGAATGCTTTATCAATTCCATTAAAGAGATTAGCTATATTGTCCAATTTTTTAACGATAGAAGTCAGAATTTCTTCTGAAGATGTTAAACGCTTCTTACGGAAAAGGACTTCTGTATTATTATAGTCGGTATAGATTGGTTCTGCCGCAGCAAAAGAAGTGATTTCATTAATATTTGCATAGTTATTAATGTTTACTTCTTTTGTAAACGCCGTTGCAACTCTACGTCCAGATATATCTTTTCCACCAGACAATTGCAATTGTCCAAACATTAAGAATCCAGCTGCGTGGTTATTTCGTAAAATTTGGGTTTTCCATCTTGTAATTGGAATATCAGACTTAACAACATATGAGAAGTTTTGATAGAAGAATGAATCTTGAATTTTTTGGACAATTTCTGAAGGTTTGCCCACATCATCAATAAACTTACCAGGAGTTTTAGTTAATGACCCAATATTCAACACACCACGAGCCATGCTCAAATTATCAATTACTCCAGATGCTTTAGAAATAACACCGTTTACCTTTTCCCCGATTTTCCAATCTCCTTCATAATCAACAATTTTTAGAATTTTGGGACCAATCTGCCATCCAGTATTTGTAGATACTTTACCTATTGCAGTCGCCTGCTCAATAGTGCTTCCTTGGAATACTGTTTCGCCTGCTAAGAATCTTGAAGTTTCTACAACTGCTTCGGCTTTACCACCGAAGACTTCCGTCAATAGAACTTGACGACCACTACCTTGTGTTAAAAATGTAATGTAATCGCCAGCAGCTGCAGCCTGTGCTGTTAACGCAAATCTAAGTTGAGCTGGCTCAAGAGAGTTTATATCTCCAGTAATTGCATAATAAATTTGTCCTTCAACTAAAGTTGTTAAACCAGCACTACTTGGTTTTGGAAGCTCACCAACAGTAGTGCCGACATCTTCAGCTCTAAGTTGAATTGGAGCACCAGTTGTAATACCATGCGGGAAATTAAACTGCAAATAGTTGAGGTCAAGGTTAACTACGTAGTTAAATTCTGATTTAAGGGTTATTGTTGGTTCTGATGAATATCCAGACCCAGGATTTTTAATTTGAATTTCACTTAAACGATTATTCTTAATAATTGCAAGTGCATCAGCACCAGTACCGCCACCACCTTCAATAACTACTGCAGGAGCAGATGTATATCCACTACCAGGATTAGTAACCTTGATTTGAGATAGAATAGAAGTATTGAATAACTGTAAATTAACTGGGAATGTAATTTCTGGTTTTAATGTGTAGTCATGTGAATAACCAAATCCAAATTCATTATTTTTTAATCTCTTAATCTTACCAATATTCTTACCAGTGAGGAATACTGACGATCCGCTACCTTCTTCTGGAATGATTACCGTAGCTACAGCACCAGAGCCAGCAAGTTGTGGTCCTAAAATTCCTGGGATTGCATCAATATCTACAGTTGCAAAGGTATATCCTTTTCCTGGGTCCGATATATCAATATCGACTACGGTGCCAGACCCCACTTCATCATCAAAATCTACAGTAACAATACATTTTGCTCCTTCTCCATCTCCAAAAATAGGGACATCGTAATATACACCAGGGGCATACTCTGTGCCACCAGAGACAATAATAATTTTTTCAATTCTGCGGAAAGATGCAATTTCTTTAACAATTGGAAGTTTCTTATAGAATCCACCAGGAGAAACAAGTTTAATTGAGTTGATTGGACCAACTGCTTTTACTGAAGTAGTTGAATAATATGAATATTCATTATCCTGGTCGTCAGCTCCAACTTCTGCAGATGACCTTTCTGGTTCTATCAAAAGCGGGAATTTAAAGGTGAAATCATTAGTGACCTCATTGATTTTAAATCGTCCTTTGAATGGAGTTTCTAATACGTCAATAAATGAATTTGCTCCCACTGGAGATGTATTACCAATGCGTGATGGATCGAAATAATAAGAAATATTTGTAAGAGCACCGATTGCTAGGAATTTAACAAATGGTGCAGCTCCTAGAGCAGCTATCCCTGGAGTGCCTTCCCTAATAATATTATTGAATGAATATTCTAATTTATATTGATTATCTTGAGAGAATGAGAGATAATAACCAAAATTAGATGCATCACTCAAATCAAAATTATATTGATGATTACGTGTAAAAGTTAATGTTGGGTGCTTAGCATAGATATTAACATTTGCAATTGCATTTGAAGTAAATTGTGGTGCTGTAAGAGCAGTTGATCGGATTGCGAATATAAAATCTCTACTACCAATAACATCCTTAACAAAGAATGACCCATTGAATTGAGTGCCTTGGAATCCCTCACTGAAAATAATATCTGATTCCTTATAGAAGTGTGGAGTCGATGATGTGCAGTATACTAAATTTGTCCTAGTAGGAGTTTGTGGAATAATATCTTTTTCTAAACGTGCTGTAACACGAATTTTTTTAACAGATGCAAATCCAAGAATAGTTGCAACTTTTCTATCTGTTGACAATTGAAGATTTGATTGATTAAAAGTTACTACATCTCCAGGAATAAAATTCGACCCAGGATGTATTTCTTCAATAGTAACACTGTAATGATTTCCTTGGTCATATGGTAAAAATCTTGCAAATGAAGAAATTGGTGTGTTAGTAGATGTATGACTCCAAGTTACTCCACCATCGGATGCATTACCACTAGAGTGAACTGGAGGATTAGTCCCAGAAACTCCACCTCCACCAGTTGCTACTGTATAAACGTTTAATTTCCACCATACTTTTTGACCAACAGCATATAACTTATGAGCATCCCACTCAGGCATATCCAAATCTGTATATTTTGGTCTTGGATATGGTTTTTCTGCCAAGTTTATAGTAAAGATACCTGCATTACCGACTAATGCCCAATTGAGATTCCCATCAGTTGCAGTACCAGCTGTATGTTGTGGTGAAATGGTGCCAGAAACTCCATCTGTCTGTGAAGCATAAATTCTCTTGTTTGAATATACTCTATTTCCGACTACATACGCTTTGCCAGGTTGCCAGGGAGATTCTGCTTCTTCAGTATCAAAGTATTCTCCTTCAATGTGGTTAATATCACCTACACTAGTTTTTAATCTATCTGTAGTGTTGAAGGTGCCAAAAACTTTACCAATTTTATAGGTATTTCCAACTCCAGGTTGTGTTAAAGATCCTGTTGGGACTTCTACAATTGTGCCAAATGCTGAAACAACACCTAAAGAATTAAATTGTTGTAAAAGAGCATATTTTGTGAATTTTACATCTTGATTTAATACAATATTCATCACATTATCAATTTTTTGATAAGATGCATCTTTTAAGTAGAATTTATTAATTACTTCGGATGTAATCAGTAATCTCTTACCTCTAGGAGAAGGAATTGTAGAGGTTTTTGATGTATATTGATATTTTTTAGTAGTTAAATTAAATGTTGTTGGATTAAAGGTTGACACTACCTGAGACATATCGAGAATTTGTAATCCACCAGGACCTAGTTCCCAGGTAGTAAATCCAGGAATAACAATGTCTGTCCAAGTTGTAGTACTTTCAATATCACTAAATTCAAAGTCTTTATACTTTGTTAAATCTGCAAAAGTAAAGGTATCGCGGTTTGTATGTAATCTATCAAACTTAATTAATGCAACATCAGAGTCTCTAGTGGTTATCTCAATTTCAGCTGTTGGCACAGTGTATGAGTTAAAGTATGGTGCAATATCATCAATAACCAAATCGTCAATATTACCGATAAAGCAGTTAGTTGTAGTTGGTGATGTTACAGGACCACCGATTACAACATCATCAAGACCAATGTCAGTAGTGGATTGATAACTTAATTGGAGATTACCATTAACAAATACTTCATACTTATAGAGACCAAGAGATTCTAAACGCTTCTGGAAGGTAATGTGCACCCAAGCAGCGCCACCGAAGGCAGTCCAACTGGTTTGTGAAACTGAGGATGCAACTAAAGTGGAATTGACGTATACTAATACTTTTTGATAATTGGGACTACTTGAATTGCCATCGATACTAAAACGAATCTTGCTACCAGTAGCAGGGACAACTTCAAAGAATACAGGTTCATGGGCGGTTGACCAAGCAGTAGTCTTCATTGAGAACCATGCTCTCATTGACCATTCAACTGGAGTAATATTAAAATTATTCAGTTTTGCTGGTTTACCTCCAGCAAGATACTTCAATGACCGAGTGCCATATTTAAATACAGTTGAGTCTAAAGTTACATTTGTTTGGTCTACATATGACCAAGTTGCTAACTTTTGTTTTGTAAAATCAAATTCTAGGTTTCCAAAAGTATTAAATCTAAAGGATGCTAATTGGTTTGATTGTTGACGATTTGCTACGATAATACAATCACCAGAATTATCTGTGGTGTGATGTTTTGCACTAAATCCAATATTAGTTACATCTTTAACTTTAGTTTCTTTAAGGATACTGCCATCATATTTTAAGTAATGAATTATTGCAAATTTTTCATTCTGCTCTGTTACTACATCAGATACTACTACATAGTTACCAAATATATCTACAGAAATTCCAGCGTTATTAATGGATGTGAATGTTGTTGAAAGTGTAACAGTCTTGGACCAATCCCATACAGATCTAGCAGTTTCTAACAGAAACTTACTAACTTGAATTTTTTCAACTTTAGCAGTTACTGAGTTAAATACATCCCAAACAACAACACATGCTCCATACTCATCAAATGCAAATTTTGGATTTTGCACTTGTCCACCAATAACAGGAATTTGATTAATCCAATCAACTTCAATATTTGCACCATCAAATTCAAATTGACCAAAGAGTAAATCGTCATTATCCTCATTTACTCCAACAAAGAAGAATATGTCATCTTTTATCATTTGAATCTGATACATCTTTTCAGATGCATCTTCAGATGCAATCTTACGCTTCTCTTTAATATCCCCATCAATACTACATTGGATAACCCACATGTCGTCTGGATCAGGAGAGTTTGTATCTGTATATCCACAGATATAAATTCTCTTCTCTTGGTCAAGAGCGATTGACGTTACATAATCTCTTCTAGTGCTACCAGAAATACCAGCAATTGACCTTTGCCACTTCAGAATTCCATCAGGGACATTTGCATTATTATATCCAGACTCATATAATGCAAGGAAGACATCTGGATTATATTGTGTGCTTCCAGTATTATATGATTGACCAACCAAATAGATAAAATCATTTTCGGTGTCTTCAGTGACCACCATTTTGACAAATTCTAATCGTTTTTGACCAGCGTTTTGTGGAAGTAAATTTCTCTCCCAAACCTTAGATCCAAGGTCATCAAACTTAGCAATGAATCCTGCAATATCACCATCTGTTTCAGTAATACTTCCACAAATATATGTAAATCTTTGAGAAGTAGTTACAGAGTGATAAACTCTTACTACACCAGATGCTTCATAATACTCAGTTAACCAATAACGAGTTTTCTTAAATTGTTGTGGGTGTGATACACGAATCTCTGGAGGATTTGCAGTATCATATGCATTTCCAGAATTAATAATATTAACTTTATTAATTTGCCCAGTATTTTCTAATACCAGCTCAAGTGCACCATCTTGTCCAGTTTCTGACAGTAATTCAAATGTTGGTGGAATAGTCTCGTTATATCCTGTGCCGCTTTGTATAATATTAATTTTTTCGATACCAGCAACAACTTTAACTTTAAATGTTTTATTGGTATTATCAAGGACTGGAGTCGAATCTACAATAATTTCATCATTCTGCTTTAATTCATGTCCAATCTCAGTTGTTATTACACCATATGGTTTATCAGCAATAATTTCTTTTGTATAACTAACAAGTTTTTGACCTTTAACGGAATCAATTAATGCAGATGCACCAAATCCACCAGTACCTTCATTATCAAAAAATACTACATCATTTACTTGATACGAAACACCTGGATTTTCAATTACAAATCCATCGATTATAGCATCTTCAAATTGAGTAGTGCTCTCAACTTCAATATCGACTCTAGATTCTACAGATACTTGTGGGAAGTAATCAAAAATTTGTAGAGTTGCTTCTTCTGATAACTCTAATACCTCTTGTTGTTCATTTGCGTCAATCAACCCATCGTTATTTGAATCTTGAATATCAAAAACAATTGGATATCCTTCAATTTCTGTAGTAAGTATACTAGTTGTTTGGTTTGGTTGGCGCTCTACATCAATATCAACATCAGTAAATGGGTCTCTAAACCTAACAACATCCATTGGAATATTTTCTTGGGTTGCCCCTTGACCAAAATTCCAACCATCTGGTAATGAATTATATTGAGGTCCAACAATATATGGAAACTCTGCAATACCAGCATCCGATGCATCAACAGTGACAAAATATGCATATACTCCATCTGGAAAATCTGGAGTTTTGCAAAAACGACCATTATAATTATCTAAATCTCCAGATTGGAAATTATAGAAGTAATCATCGATGAAAGTCCCTGCAGGATATGTTGTTAATGATGGACCATCAATACGGGCAGGAGTTGGATTAGTAATGGCATCAAATACAATATTAGTCTTTAACTTATATGATGTGCGAAGTCTTCTAATGCCACTATTTTGGTCTGTTGGGTCAATATATCCATATGGACCATAAATTGGATTGCCGTCATATGCCCAACCTAAGATTGGGGAGTGCTTAAAGTTTGCACTTAATTCTTGGAATTTTTGTGTAACAGGATTTAAGAAAACATTGTCACCAACAACATATCTTAACTGCTTAGGATCTGATAGGTGAGCATATTCTCCACCAAACTGATTATTTGCTCCTGTAAAAACGTAACCACTAGCAAAATCAAACTTAGCAGATAACTCTGATTGAAGATTTTTATTCCACTCAAATACATTTGCTTGGAATGTTGCATTTTCACCTACAGATTCTAATCTAATTGTCGTATTACCTTGAGTGTATCCGATACCTTTGTTTAGAATTTCAACACTTAAAACTCGACCTTTATCTTCACCAACTGTACCAATAATTGCTTTTGCAATAGCACCAAAACCATCTCCATTAATAACAAGTGTAGGTGGAGTTGTATATCCCTTTCCAGAATTAATGATAGCAATGGAAACGAGACGACCATTAATTACAATTGGTTGTGCTAATGCATCTTCACCAGAATTCAATCTAATAGTTGGCACTGACGTATACCCACTACCAAAAGCAGTAACCTTAACAGATTTTACGGGTCCTCTAACGCTAGCAACAGCAACTGCACCAGTGCCCCCACCACCAGTAATAGATACTGATGGTTGAGATGTATATCCACTACCAGGTTGCTCAACTAAGATTCTAGTTACTTTGCCACCAGTAACAACTGCTTGTGCAGTAGCACCAACACCACCACCACCGACAATGGAAACTAAAGGTTGTTCGGTATAACCACTGCCTTTATTAGTTACATCAAAAGAAACTAATTTTCCATTAATTTCCACTTCTGCTGCAGCACCTGTGCCATTACCACCGTTAATTTCTAGCGCAGGTAGATTTCCTGCATCATATCCATCACCACCATTTAAAACATCAATAGATGTAATGGGTCCAAATCTAACGAATTCTCTTGATTTATAAGACCAAATTGAAACTCCATTTATCCAGGCACCAATAGATGTGCCAGGAGTAATACTTTGTCTTTCTGAAATAGTCTGGACTTTTCTGGGGAATCTTAGTAGTTTACGTTGATTTCCAGGAATAAGGGCAGACCCAGTAAAAGGTCCAATTTTATAGTTTGGAAGACCACTTGCAGCAACATAGACATAATCTTTGTTGAAGAATGTATTTTGAACGTTAGAGGTAAATTCGTTGATTATTTTATTAATTGAAGTAACATCAGACTTCCCTCTGTTTAAGTCAACAGAAAGAATAATATTACCTTGAGGGACTATGGTAGTTGGAGTAGTTAATTGATATGAAAATGTAAGGTCATCAATACGAGACGTTACAATAAATGTGCCATTATAAACTACAGGGTTTGCACCATAAATTGTAACTTGGTCAGAAACTAACAATCCATGAGGATTCTTACATTTTATAGTTGCTGTTTGATTATTAACGCCACCAGATGTAACAGTATCAACTTTAATCAGTTTCTTGACATTATACAACCAAGAGTTTAATCTCTCTTCTCCAACTACAGTCGATCCTAAATTTGCAACTTTTAATTTATCCCCTGGTAAGTAATAAGACCCAGTGTCATCAAGGACAGTTGTTCCTGCTTCTGCAATACCTAATATTCTTAACTTACACTCTCTGTCAGTGCCTTTGTTTGTATATACAAAAATATTACTAAAAATTGTAGTGCCAGGATCCCAATCTTCACCAACAGAAATATTTTTCTTTCTAGTGCATTCAATAAATTGGTTAAGTGATTTTTCTTTATATTGGACTTCTTCATAATCATCAATTAGAATTGTGCCATTTCTTTCTGGCCATCCAATTGTTGAGTCAACAGTAATAATTTCTGAAGTCGTAGTTAAAGGCTCAACGAGAGTAGTTTTATAAGGAATAACAAAAGACCCTGCAAGAGTTTCTTCGGAAATTTCTAATTCATAAATGGTATCTTTACCTTGAATAATGCTGATAACATTTTCAATTAAAGCCGTTGCGGGTTTTATATTAAGATCTACAGGATCCGCATATTGTATTAATTCAGAATCTAGAAGATTTTCTGAATTGCCACTAATCAATTCTACACGTAAGATTGTATCTACAACCCAAGTTGCTGCAGATGGACTAATAATTTCATCCTTTGGATAATAAACATCAACTTCCTCTCCAAACATAATTTTGAAGAGATATTGAGTAGCAAGTTTCGTGCCTTTTGAAATATAATAATCTTTAATCTGTTTTATAATTTGTACAGGATTTACCGAAGAATAATCAATCGAGATAGTTGGAAGATACTGTCTTCTAAATTTATCAAATATTTCTTTGATAAATAACGAATCCAAATTAGTTACTATAGATCCTGCGGGGTGGTTTGATTGTCTAAGTACAGATTCTCCAGCATAAATCTCATTATGCTGTTGGTCATATCCAACTGCACCAGAAACTCCTCTAGAGCAATTTAAAAACGCAGATGGTGAATATCCTTTACCATTCTGTAGAATATCAAATCCAGTAACCTCATTGAATCCTACAGTAACAGATGCTCTTGCAGATTTTGGTGTTGCAATAAAGACTTTTGGTGGATATTGTGTGGAATATCCTGTACCAAAATTTGTAATGTTGATATCTGTAATTTCTCCATTAAAAATTGTAGCAACAGCAGTTGCACCAGTGCCTCCAATTGGTACTCCGTAGGCATCTTTTCTATCATCTACAATATAAACAGATGGAGCATCAATATATCCTGATCCGCCTGTAAGCATTTCAATATTTGTTACCACACCAGATGAAACTGTTACATCTAAAACTTGAGCACCAATTGGATCGATAATGCGTGCTCTAGGTGGTGTTGTATATCCTCTACCACGATTTGTAATGGAAATTTCATAGACTTGACCATCTTGGTCAACTTTAGAAATTGCTTGGGCACTAATTCCGCCAGGGGGTGCAGGGTCAATGTATACTAATGGTGCATTTGTATAATTATTACCTCCACTTGTTAGTTGAATAGACCCTATAGTGAGTCTTCCCTCACTATCAATGGTTGGATTACTAATTTTAGCACCACCTGGATTAATAAAAGTAATTGCTGGAATAAAATCGTATCCACTTCCAGAATTATCAATTGTAATACTATCTACTTGTCCCGTTTCATCGTCTACCGTTAATGATAGTTTTGCCTGACTACCATTACTATCTGTTGGAGCAACGACTACTGGAATTGGGGGATTATATGTTGAATATCCTTGACCACCATCAATTAAATTAATATTTTTAATGCCACTGACTAAACTTTTAGCAGTAGATCCACTACCACCATCTTTACTTTGAATAATAACCTTTGGGGCAAACTCTAAGCGATAATCTTTTCCACCTTGTGTGCTAATTATCTTGGAAACTGACCCATCATTTGCAACTGAAACAACTGCCTGTGCACCAGACCCAAATGAAGGTGCAATATATTCTATAGAGCGAATATTGATTTTATCAGCTGCCCCAATAGGAAATTTAAAAATTACTTCTTGATTGAATACAGTATAATCTTCATATGGTATTTGAAGTTTATTATTTTTTTCGATAATTAAACCAATTTCAGAAGTTGGTGTATAACTTTGAGTATTTACTCTCAGTGGATATGATTTTGTTCCTTCCCATTCCTGATAAGGTATACTATCAGTTGTAATAATTGTTTGGTCTGCATATCCAACAAGATAGATAATCTGTGTAAATTCTGAATCGTCAGCCCCTGTACGTGCTCTGGGTGCGACTGCAAATCTAATCTCGTCTCCTTCAATAAAGTAATCAACATTTGGCACTTTCATGCTGTTATATGTAATAACAATCAAGTGCTCTGCAGATGGTGGTGCTACAGGAGTGCCCAAGAACAAGAGTGGAAAGTTCTTCCTTACACCATTGAATAATGAGAATGGATTTTCTAATAACTGCTTTTTCTTATTGAATTGAGAAAATGAAATACCAGGAGTAATGATAGCATCTGGTCCACGAGTTAGAGTCTCGTAGTAGATTACTTCATTATCAATCATAATGGACCCATCTTGTGGTTGGAATCCATCAATATTTTCAATTTCAATCTTGGTATCATAGATACCAATATCTTTTAGTAGACTGGTATTACTTGATAAAATATCTGAAGAATAATTATTTAAATCTAGGTAATTTAGAAGATTATTTAGAATATCGTAAGGTCTTCCAGTTTTTTCTTGAGACTTATAATACTCAAAAAGAAAATGGACAAACTGCCTGTCTTCCTCACGAATAAATTCTGGAAGTTGGAATTCAACTCTATCTGAAACGGCAATATTTTTTTGCATTTATTTATTACTATCAGAAACAGGATGTAGTAACTGGATATTCAAAGGTATCCGTTGGATAATCAATGATATTTATGCCTGATATGTTACCGAAGTTAAATCCATTAAAATTATTAGGATCAAACGTTGGGATTGGAATATCTGAAATAGTATAATCAATAGGATTTACAGATGGATTAAAAATAGTTGGGTCAACGCCAGGTGGAATACTAATTGACCCACCAAATGGGAGAACTTGTATAGGAAGTCTTTCAGTCCCATCTGGAGTGCCTTCAATTGATAATGGACCAACGCAAACTGTGCCATTTTGATAATTAACACTACCTACCGAAGCACTAAGGACTACTTCTTTTTCATTTTTCTTTGTAACTAATATTAGATTGCCTCTTCCATCATCTCTAATCGTAACAGGCACTAATACATTCCTATTTTGGTCTGTTGATGAAAATACTTGAGTAGTAATCTGCCCATTTGCAGTGTTATCTGCCGTAATAAGATTTAAAACATCTTCTGAATAACCAGTTGCATAAAATGTGCCAGATTTAACTACAGAAAAACTTGGAGCACAAACGTTTCCTTGGTTTCCACTACCACTACCACTACCATTACCTTTGTCTCTTCCAGCTAAATCTTCTGGATTGTAAAATGGATTCCCGAAATCTAAGCATTGGTTGAAAACACTACTGAAGACAAATTTATCTAAATTTTGTCCTAATGTCAGTTGGGTGACACTACCACTAATTGCGTTGTCGCTGCCATCCAGCATTGCGGCATATCTAGATCCGTCAATTCTTCCTCCAAATTTATTAGGAGCATTTGTCTTATTGTATCCATCAATATTCTGCAATAGTTTTGTTGATAATTGCGAACCGCTAAGACCTGTATCATTTCCATTGTAGTAAACGTATGACCTCGGAATAATATAATATGTCACTGGGTCAATGATGACTGGCTCAACGGATGCTACTGTATAACGCATTAAGTCATTTTTAATTCTAACTTTTGTCGTAGCATTCAGTTTTGTGCCAGTTTTAGGTCTAATTGCAATATAAACCTTACCATATACGGGTGGTCTGAGTTTCTCACCCCCATAGGCGGTTACAGACGCCGCTGCTGGATATATCTCACTGACGATATGCTCATAATCTGCTTCGGTAACAGCTCTATTTTGAGTAGCATATGCTCTTGGTGCTCTAAATTTGATTGATATACCAGTTTCCCTATCCTCTCCTTGTTGTGCTGGGTCTATAGTGCTAAGGTTTATAAGAGCTGGGGATATTACACGATTATCACTATCGATAATGTTACCAATATATGCAAAATCACTAGCTCCGTTTGCTTCAGCACCAAATGTACTGACATAGGTAATATTGATATACTCTCCATCGACTAATTTACGACCAATAACACCATCACCGAAAACTAATCTATATCTTAAGTCATCACTTTCTTCTAAAAAGTAGACTCTTGACTTCGAATCAAGACTAGTTACATTTTTACTAAGACTATATGTGTCAATTTCACTAGATTGTGCATTTGGAGCAATATCAACATAGATTAAATCAGTATCTACATTTTCTGCAGGAATAATATACTCTTGTTTTTGTGTATAATCAACAGTATAGTTAAAATCTAGTAAATTTCCTTGATAAATTAGAATTTTTTCAAATTTAGCAATCCCTGTTGATGGGTCAACAGGCACTTGGACATCTTTAGGTAGACAAAATGTATATGTGTCGTTACTATTTTCTGCAACAAATACATCTCCCTTCTTCAAAGTCGCAAATTCTGGATAAGATACGTTATCTTGGGATATATCGGTCTGTGCAGTAAGAGAAACACATGCAACTGCCGCCTTAATTGACCTAGGAGTATAATTTAACTGCTTGGCGACCTTGACAATATTGTCTCTAACGGTAGCAGTTTCTAAAAATGCCTCATTTAACGCCATGTTTGCGTTAAATGCCGTGTAATATGTGTTATACGCTAAAATATCGAGCAGATAATTTGAGCTACTACCTTCAAAATCGTAATCTGAAAACTCTTTACGAGTCCTAAGGTAAGATTTAATAGACTCTTTAATTTCAAAAAAGTCTAAAGAGGTTAACTGTGAAGGAATTGCTGACATTTTATGCCTTCTCTAGCAAGAAATCTACGGTTTGGACAAGTGTTTGTCCGACAATTGTATAATCTATAGAAACTTGAATACTATTAATCTCAGAATCGTCTGTTAAATCGACAGAATCAACTACAACTCGTGGTTCTAATCTAGCAATAGTGTCTTTAATCTCATCTTCGATAACATCTTTAGCAAAAACATCCCACGGTTCGAATAAAAGCATCTTTACTTTAGACCCAATTGTCTCTTGAAATGGTTTTTCACCAAACATAGTAAGTATTAAATTTCTTACAGACTGTTTTATTGCGTTTTCATCTTTAACTATGCCAAAATCGCCAGTAGAGGGATTGCGATTAAATGAAATCGCCAAGTCCTTAAATGCTCTACTGACGTATTTTTCAGATCTGAATCTGTAAGATGCCATTTACATCCACTCTACATAGTCATCAAACCCATTTTTACCACCACACCATTTAGAATTGCGATCTTTGGGCGGATCGCACTGGCGCTTTCGCGCCATTTTGAGATATTTATCACTGTTTGGGTCAGTAATTAAGGTCATCCCCGATTTTACAAACTCATTTCCTAAATCTACGGGTGAATTTGCCATCTGTTTCTCCATTAAGGGTCAACAGAACTTTTAGAGAGGTTGCTATCTCTTATATATTTAGAGACTCAACATATAATCTGAAGGATGAGACTTCAAAAACTCTCTAAAAGTCATTTTCATCTCTCGTTGTGTCATACCACAGTGTGCAGCTGCAGTAGGTAGATTCATTGTTGCATGAAAAAGTGCCTCATTTGCCTTATTTACGCGCTCTGGCGTTGTCTCAACCTTGTCCACGATACCTTTTTTTACGACCATTTCGTGCAGATGCTCCAAGATGTGTATTTTGACTACGCCCTTGCCGAGTTTTTTTCGGTTTACCAGGGGTATAGTTTGTCTTCACTAGTCCAACTTTTGATTTTGCTGCCATAATTTCCTCAGAAACATATAAAGTATAGCATATCTAGTCAAGATGCAAGTACTGTTGGATGTCCAAATGTAATAACTGAAGAGCAGGGGTAAGAAAATCCAGGAAATCCAACACCGAGTGGGTCCAATATACGAGCAATTGGTCTCTTTAATGCAAAAACTGTTAATGTTGTTGCTATTGCAACTCTAATATGTCCGACACCTGTGTCTTCAGCAGTTAAAATACTGCATATTATCGGAGTTGGGATTATACATACACCTTTTCCACATGGACAAATATACCAAATAATATTTGTGCAAGGTGAAAAGTGAAAAATGAATGCATCCCCCAGTAACATAACTGGAATAAAGTTTACAAGCACTGTAGCTCGGTCTGGTGTAACTGGAAAAATAGGGATTAATGGTAGGGGTGGCCACCAACATGTAAAATTCTTAATGTAAATAGAATACGGAACTGGTGGGCTGCTGCAAACTTGCACCGAGTGGATAGTGGCAGGCATACATAATCCGTGTCCTGAACAGGGAAGTCCATTTAAACTTGCAACTGGTTTGAGTAGTCCGTATGCCATGTTACCTCGATAAGTCTATTATTTCATTTCCTTGTACGTAAGGATTAGTATCTGGGTCACTACATTCATCAAAATATGGATTACCAAAATTACGTAGCATTCTACTTAACTGTGTAATACCTCCAGACAAGTAATTCCTTACAAGCATAGTGCCATAATAGGGACCCATTGACAACACTTTTCTATTAGCCCATTTTGTATCAGTATATATTCGTTGTGGGTCAATGGCTATAGATGCATCATTTACATTTTCTAATCCTACATTTGGTGGCACTATAGCAGGTTGAGTGAAAAGCAAAGTTACAGGAGGAATCGCACATTGTGAGCAAAATGGATTGACAGTGCCACCCGTTCCAGGTCCAGTAATTTCCCAGAATCTTAATCCTGGGATTGGATTTCCAGCATTATCCCATCCACAATATACATCCAAGGGTCCTGTGGCATTTCCAGTTTTTCTAACAAAGGTATCCCAACAGGTATGATTTGGCACATTAGTAGTTGCTGGATTTGGACTACAAGATACTGTGAATCTAGTATATGAAGTTGAAGAAGTTGTTATTGTAGTTACTGGCGGATTCCCTCCAGTGCCAGGTGTAGTTGTCGATCCAGTCTGCCAAGTCAGTGGAGTACTAGTAAGACTACCACTTGTCAAATTATTCCCCAACCATAATTTAAATTGCTCGAATTCTGAAAATCCACTTCGATTATAATCATAAGTATTTTCGTCTAGTCCAACAGGGACAAAAACAATATCGTTAGAATTATTTGGGTTTCTGTAACATCTTCCTTTTACAACCCCTTGAGTGCAACTCCAAGTTTTATATCCACCGTCTGCTTTGCGTTTTTCTGTTAATTTTGGTTTTTTAAAGGTGTTGAGAAAATTCATAAATTGTGCACCTTGTGGACCTATTGTGCTGCCTTCAAAATGCAACGAAACTGTAAAGGATGCATCTATCTCATTTGAAGCACAATATTTAAATGGCATATATCCAAAAGCTTTTTGTTTGCCATCAGACCCAACTGCTAAGTATGCACAAGGCACATCAAACCAACGTTGTACGTTGTACAGTTTGGGTTGTGATACATCCAGGCAAGGATTTCCTCCTTGGGCACCATATAGTCCTTTCCCAACAGTTCGACTATGCTCATCATTCTTTTTAACAATATCATATACTTGAGACATTCCTTCTTTATAAAACTTTGCAAATCCACTATTTGCCATCAGGTATTTAAAATTTTCTGCGTTTGGCAATGACGTAAGGACTCCACCAGTATCACCATCAATGTTAATACAAGTTGCTGGTAGATTAGTACAATATCTAGTTTTAGCAGTATCTATTTCTGCCATGCGAATATAACTGTCTGGCACCTGCACCGCTCCACCAGCATTAAGATCGCCTCCAGTATTTTGTTGTAGTATGTTAAATGATGATTGTATAATATTTTTTAATTGACTTATTCCATCACCACCACTACTACCTACACTCGATGGAATCTTAACGTTTTTGAATGCATCCTTGGTAAAATAATCTGTTTCCTTATCCAAAGGACCAAGGTCCTCAGCTTTTCGGGTGTATACATCTGGGTCTGTAATAAAGACTGATGGTAATTCAGATTGACTATATCCTGCCCCACCATCCACAACACCAATGGACATGATTACACCATCTGGACTTAATTCGGTAACCTTTAATTTTGCTTGACGCAATTCAAATTTATCCCCATCTTTGTCTATGGGAAATTTAATTCTCTTATCCTCAATCCCCTGTGCTTTAACTGCATCACGCACTACATCATTTATTTGACCATCAACTTCTGGTCTTGGTAAAGCTTCTGCTGCATCTGTAGTGCCACTCAGTGCACCCTCTTGAGTTTTTGCAAGGTCAGTTGCAGACCAACTCTGATCGACACGAGGATAGATTGCAACTACATTAGGTTTCCTATAACCACGTCCACCATTAATTATATTAACAGAAGTAATTGCTCCAACTTCATTCACGACTGCTTCTGCTTTTGCTACATCAAGTGTGCGTGACGGAATCAAATGTTCGGGATTAATTTCAACTTTATAGTAAGAAACTTTCTTAGGAAATTCATACACACCAGCAAACGCTGCTTTGTTACCAATTCCAAATCCTGCTAATACTTGAATTGTGCCACCGTCTGTAGATGTGAATTGTTGTAAATAAGTAAATGCATTTCCAACTCCATCATTTTTGGTTAGGTCCATAACACCACATTTCAATTCATCCCCATAATATAAAACCTTAGTAATATTCCATCCATTAATTTTCTCGCCACTATTATAATCTCCAGTGCGAGTAAGATATCTAAACATGATTCTAGGACTATCAGTATCGATAGTGACAAACGATTCATTTACACCATAAGTAGACAAATCATTAATTGTTAATTTAGTTCTTGTTGTTTGCCAAGAATCCTGGCGGATTTGATAAAAGTGAGAATGATAATTCTCTACCTTATTACAGATTGGTGTTGGTGGGGGGCCTATCATGGCATTTGGGCAACATGGCACATTATTCAATAAGTATTGAATACCAAAGATAGGACCATTCCATGGATATGAAGTATCATATAGGTAATACACAAACTGAGAATCATATGAATCTTCAAAACTTAGAAACCGAGGCACTGCTCCTTTAATAGCCCCATTTAATCCATACAACCATTCGAAGTTTGCATTTGCTGAAATAATAGAAGCATTATCTGGATTACCAAATCCAACTACACCTGGTGTCCCAGACATAGTACGATAACCTCGATATGAAAATATTCCTGTTGATTTAAATTGATACCATCCAGACTTATCAACACATTGTCCTGTAGGTCCAATCTTTCCAATATCAACTACTTTTTTACGAGGAGATTCTGGTGAGCTTTCTACAAAGACATAGCAGAGAATTCCCTTATACTTATACTCCCGCTTCATCCGCTTCGCTGGCTCGATTGGACCATCTAGATTAACTTCACTCTCTGGAGTGATTGTATAAAAATCATCAATCGCTTTTGCTTCACCATTACCGTCACCATAATTCCCCATACGATAATGGTGTAAAGGTTTTACTGTCGCACCATATGCAGCTGCTGCAGCTTGAGTAGTAAAAACATATCCAAGGGTTTCGACTTCTGTATAATAGTTTCTCCCGCAACCAATCTGCGCTGGTTCGGGTAGGTTGGTGCCTATAGTTAAATATGAATTATCAGGCCAATGTGAATACCAAGCCTTTAGCGGCACACTACCATTAACGTAGCGGTCCATTACATAGAAGACACCTTTTTTACTACGAGGCTCTGCATTGTAACCAGATGCTGCCTCTTTCCAATCCTCATTTTCGCAACCCATATCCACTTTGCGGATTTCAGGTTCTGAGGTATACTTATGGTCTCTCTTTACACCACGATACCAACGATATATGGGTCGTCTAGTTTTACCACAATCTGCAACACATGTAGGTTCTTGGTCACCAATATAATGCACAGAATCTTTCCCTAAAGGAAAAGACCCTGGACCTGACCCCTCATATGTAATTTGATAATCTGTGCCTGTGCCAATATTTGGATTGTGCCCGCCACGGTAAGACCCTGATGCTGGACGTTTAAATACAGTGCTATACCCCTGAGCATCAATTGGGTTTGGATATCCTCTACCTGTTTCTAATATAAACGCGGGCATTATACGGAAACTCTTGCGTTGAATTATTTAGACTCTATTTTTGAATAGATATCATCAAATAATTCTTTTACATTTTTATAGTCATCCGTACCTGGAATTTTATACTGAATCATATCAGCACCTGGGGGCGGTATTTTTTGGATAATCATTTCCAAGTTAGTAATACGAGTGGATAAATTAGTAATTGCTTGCGCTAAATTATTTACACACCACGTGGTATATTCTTCTGGTGAGTTGAATTCAGTAGGAATATCACCTACTACCTCTTCTCTATCATAATCGTTATTCATGGTTAACGCGGTTTTTCGGATTTTTTTACTCTTCAACTTTCCGAAGGATAATAGATCCATCAATCTCTTCGGACCATTCTAATTGTGTGCCTTCTTCCCATCCAGTCTCTTCAAGCAATTCCTCAGGAAATGTGACATAACACTCTCCAGTATGCTCGTCTTCCTCAACATCTAAAACATATCTCTTCATAGTCATCTTGCTATATCCTCTTATATAGGATTCGCAGGAATTGCACCAGGATTGCCACGAATTGCACCGACACAGGATTGACGCCATATGGCAGAAGCGCCTAGTCTGAGGTCTGCAATTTCCGACAAACCATCATAAGGATGATGTAACATAAATCCATTACCAAGATAAACTGCCCCGTGATTAGGTGCTCTCCCTACTGGTGCAGAATACGCTCCACCAAGAGGAGTTGTATACAAAAGAAATACTAAGACATCTTCTGCTTGTAAACTATCAAAGTCTAATTCATCTCCCCATTCTTTTCTATAAGCCCACCCAGCAGCACTCTCTTCAATTGCCTCATCTGTAAATGCAAAGACTCCCATCTTATTGAAATCAATCAACTTCATCCCATACTTCGCTTTGAAATATTTTCGAATAATTTCATAACATCCGTATATACGTCTGCCTGTCCATGGAAGACCTATCAAGTCTTTCCATTGTTCGTTAATGGCAAACCATTCATTGTCACGATTACTCATAGTTACTTACTTTTTCTAAGGATAGTGTTGACAAGGGCATTATAGGCGATTCTAAGCGCCTCTGAGAGGGTTATGAAAATGTATTCTATTTGCTCAGTTATCGAAACCCTGGTGGACAATTTATAACCTGGAAAATTTTTTTCAGATGGGGGGACCCGTAGTTTCATTTTGATATATTGCGAGGGCACTGGGATACTGTTGTAGGTTAGCTCTAGGGATGTTTTTTATATACGTATACCCGCACCGCGTATACACATAACGCGACCGATTACACTGTCCTCAGAGACATCAACTGCACTGTGATTTCACATCATAGCATAACTCTTCAGCGATGCAATATTCACAGAATTGTTGATACTCTGTGAGGTGATGTGCCATATCCATATCTATCAATAATTGCATGAGTTGCACTTGCTCTTCTGGTGGTAATTGTCCTTCATCATATAGATCCAATTGGACCTCAATGTGGGTTGACATACTATTCATTTTGTGCTATAGTCTAAGGCGTCCGCTAATGCAAGGTTGGAGGAATTGAATGGACCATTCTTAGGACATGCATCATAATCATATGCCCAGAAATAACGCTTATTCTTCTCCCATAGTTTAACATTAACGGGAGGAATTGTCTGCAATTCGACTATCTTACTCATGACCAGTCCCCCCTATCATCAGGAGCGAATTCGAGTAAACTAGCATCATCGTAGAGGTCATCATCTGCCTCTTTCAGTATACTATCAATCCAGTCATCATCAACGTCATCGCTATCAATGAGCGAGCGGTCATGTGGGTCATCGTAGGCATTACTAAGCATCGTCATGTTCCTCGAAATAATTGTCATACTGTCGGGGCAGTTTGTTATACCCTGTGGAAAAGTCCTGGGAATCGTTGTCAAAATTAGTCTGGCGTTTGCTGCCATTGAATTGACGTTTTTCCCTGATACTTTTCGGGCGTCGTGTGTTATGTAGGTCGTTGCGTTTGTATGTCCTTCCCATGTAGTTTGCGTGGTTGCTTTGTAATTATAGAGAGTAGCAAAGTGTTTGTCAAGTCCTTGCATATTTGGGATGCTGATGTGTTGACAAAATCTCGTTTCATGTGTTACGCTCTAAGACTACAATAGATCTAAAGAATAACGAGACGAATACTTCGCTAGTTTATATTTATTTTAACATTTAAAAGTTTTCCACAATCTGCGGAATCTGTGGAAAACTATCATTCAGAGGGGACGATGTTGGCAGTGAGAGTGATTCTTTCATCGTTGTAGTTGTTATCATAACCATGGGTCATATTAGCAGGATAGATGACAACATCACCTTCTGCCATGTTAAATGTTGCTTCGGTCATGTTGTAAGGTGTCATCTCTTTGGAATCAATTTGGATGACAGGGTAATGCATGGAAGACACGTTACGTCTAAACTTTAGGTAAGCATGTCGTTCTACATCATAGTTGACAAAATAGGTAAGAGAGAATAAACAATTCGAGTGCTCGTGAGGAGCATAGATTGCACCTTTATTGTGGAGTTCTAGGTATGATTCAGAGATGGCAAGATTGGAAGCATATTTGTGAGCGTTGTCGTTATGTTTATTAACAGCGTCGAGTATATCTTGAGCGAGGTCAGGTAGATCGAGAAGGAGTTGATTTGTGGGTCCAACTTGTAAGACATTAAAACAAATTGCTTCGCGACCGTGTTGCTTCAAAAAATCTTGCGTACTCATCCAATTAAGGATTTGCTTCTTGTAAGTTTCATGATTTGCGAGTTTAATCTTAGAAACTGGAATAGGAAACACACCGTAGGTTTCCTGTTGATTAGCGATTGTTTCAGTAAGATTATCAGAGAGTGGATTGGATGTCATTGGATATAATGTATGTAATTTTATTTAGAGGGGCGAGATTGAGCAAGATATTTGTTGTGTGAAGCGAAGTTAGAACGAATCGGGGTCGTATTCGTTTTAACCATGTGAGATTGACGTTGTGAGCGAGACATGATGTTTAGTTGAGAATGTGACGATAATCGATGGACTTGATGCACCAACCTGATGCACATGTAATTTCTTCTACGAGGTCATCTTCATCTACTGCTTCCCAGAATGTACCAATCACTTCGGAAGTAATGGTGTCTTTCTCATAGGCATCTATATCATCTTCACCGTCGAAATCGAACTCAATGTAGGTAACTTGGAATTGCATGATTTATTCTGCAGATTGTGCGGTGGACTGGATAACATCGGCAGCAGCATGAATGACGCTACCAGTTTTATATCGCACTGAAGGGAAGAGAAGAAAGCAAACCAGGAAAGTGAGAGAGAGTAGTTTCATTTTCTGAGGAGAGATTTTCTTGAATGTCAGTCGTTTCATCAAGCGAGACGCATACCATCAAAGAAAGGAATTGCACCACCTTCCTGTTGCACAAACCACTGAAAGTTCTTCTGGAAGACTTTCTCACCAGGCAGACCATGCACGGAGAGAAGTGCATTGAGACGAGATTTGGTGGTCACAGAGTGCCAACCACCAGAGAAGAGTTGGATGAAGTCGTTGCCAATGGAAGCGATGTGATTGCCGTGCAGATAGACAAACGACACGTCGCTGATGGTGACGACTTGAGTGTTGCCAGACTTGAAATCCTTGCCATCGATGATGGCGTCATTCATCTTGGATTCAATCTTACGCATGGTTGGGTTGTTTGGTTGACTCTTGTAGTATGGCAGCGATTGGGGGGGATTGCAACCCCTTGTGGACAGTTCGGGGACTGTCACACGGAGTCTCAGTCCTCCAGCAGGTCAGGATAATATTCTTCAACCTCTGCAATCAGTTCCTCGTCGCTATAACCAGAGAGATTTTCTTCGATCTGGTCGCCTACCAAACGCATCAAATCTTTGGTGGACATGTTGTCAAGGATGCGGTCGATGTATGCTTCGAGAAGTTCTTGACGATTCACGATTGGGAATTAAGTGTGGGAGGTCTTTCCCCCCTTGACCTCTTTAATATAGGGTCTCTGGGGGCGCCTGGCGACCTCTGGTGGACAGTTCGTCATAGTGTCCACTACAGCGGTGCTGATGGTGTTTGTGATGGTAGGACACCAGGTCACACGAGAGCGGTGGGAGCGGTGCCATTCACAAAGATCTCATCAACTACTCGCTGCAGTCGTTTGATAATTTGGGGACCATAATTGCGATGCACAGGCACAGTAACGTAACCAGTGGATTTGCGATACAAATGCAGAGCGCCAGGAGGAATAGCACCGCTCGCAATGTCAGCGGAATCTCTCCTATCAAGTCTGATAACGCGACCGATAGTTTGTGCCATTTCGACGATGTTAAGATTCCGCAGAAGTATCGTGTGAGTGAGACCAGGGACGTTGATACCTTCCGACAGGATGCTGTAATGAAAGAGAACAAACTTACGCGCTTCATCTTTACCCCATTGAGTGAGAGTTTCAAAGAACTTTTCGCGATTGACTTTGGTTTGATTGACATAAGCACCGAACTTGGATGTGACGTGGAGTACATCGTATCCACGCTCTTGCAGTTGACTGATGATATCTGTGTGACCGAGGATGTTACCGAGCACCTTGGAAGATGGCACAGCAACCAACACCTTAGCAGCATGAGTTTCATCGAGATTGTCGATGATATCTTGCACAGTGTTAGAGTGCACAATATGCGGATTCTGCTTGTCTACAGTATGCTCGGTGTGAAAAGGTACGATAGTGGGAGGAATAATACTACCACCAGCAATCAACTCAGGTGCGGGCACATTCTCGATAACGTTACCCCACACAGGCACATAATTCATGCCACGGTCATGTTTCTGAGAGATGCGCGGAGTTGCAGTGAAGAAGTAGCAAGATTGTGCCATGTCAGACATCGCAGCAACACTCACAAAGAAAGACTTCGCGCAACCATTGTGTGCCTCATCAAAATAGATACAATCTACGTCGATGCCAGCATCAACAATGCGGGGCAAACTGTGGTAGGTAGTGAATATGATGCAGGACTCACCTGCTGCTCGCGCAGTATTATTGAAAAGCGCAATGTTGTCACTGTTGGTAGAGTGAAAATAGTGCGATTCTCCGCTGTGAGCATGACATACATGCACTGCATTGTGAGGATGCTCCTGCAACTCTTGCACGAACTCATCACACAGTTGAGTAGCAAGAAGAATACGCGGAGCAACAACAACAATCGTGCGGGGATTGTTGAGAAGATGCAGCGTATGGTGAATCATCACAAAAGTCTTGCCACCACCAGTAGGAATGACAATTTGACCTTTGCAATGTTGACGCATTGCATCAAGTGCACGAATCTGGTGGGGACGAAGTTTCATGAAATCTGTGATTGCTCAGATATTATAAGCACCCCCAGGGGTCTCCAGGGGGTGAGAATGTGCCAGTTTG